ACTACAAAACTATTGTTTATCTATTTATAGTTGTAGTTAATTTTATTCTATGGAAAATAATCAAAATCTTACAGTTTGGCAAAGGCTGACCAAAACATTTGGACCCTATTCATTATTAGGTCAGGACTACCCAACTTATCAATATGACAAAACGGAGTTATTAAAAACAACTTCGAAACAACAATACGAAAAAGAAAAATTACAGGCTCAGCAAACTTATTACTTAGCCAATCAGTGGACCAAAATTGAGAATAATTTATATACTCAAGCCACTTATTATGAACCAACAAGGTTAGCATCGTTTTACGATTTCGAATCAATGGAATATACTCCTGAGATTTCTGCTGCCCTTGACATCTATGGTGAAGAATCTACAACAGTAAATCAAGATGGTCAAATGGTTCAAATTTATTCTGATTCACAAAGAATAAAATCAATATTGACCGATTTATTCAATAACGCTCTTGACATAAACACCAATTTACCGATGTGGACAAGAAATGCTTGTAAATACGGTGATAATTTTGTGTATTTGAAACTTGACCCTGAAAAGGGTGTCGTTGGTTGTATGCAATTACCTAATATTGAAATCGAAAGATTAGAGATGGGTATGGCGTCCAGAACTTACAATACTGAAGCAGACCCGAGAAACACTGGTTTGAGATTCAAGTGGAAAGCCCGTGATATGGAGTTTAACTCTTGGGAAATCGCTCACTTTAGATTATTAGGTGATGACAGAAAACTTCCTTATGGAACATCTATGTTAGAAAAAGCAAGACGTATTTGGAAACAATTAATTTTGGCGGAAGATGCGATGTTAATTTATCGAACATCAAGAGCACCCGAAAGAAGGATTTTCAAAGTGTTTGTCGGTAATATGGATGACCAAGATGTTGAGGCATATGTAAATCGTGTAGCAAATAAGTTTAAACGCCAACAAGTTGTGGACCATAAGACAGGTAATGTGGATATGAGATTTAACCAAATGGCGGTTGACCAAGATTATTTTGTTCCTGTTCGTGACCCAGCACAGGCAAGTCCTATTGAAACTTTAGCAGGTGCTCAAAACTTAGCAGAAATTGCCGATATTGAATACATCCAAAAGAAATTATTGACCGCACTTCGTGTTCCAAAAGCGTTCTTAGGTTTTGAGGAACCTGTTGGTGATGGTAAAAATCTATCATAATGAATAAAATTGCCATCATACATTTGTTCTTATTAGGTTTCGAAGATGAATTAAGTAATTTTACATTAGGTTTGAATAATTCATCTAAACAAGCTGACTTATTGGCGGTTGATGTTTGGAAAGAAAAAATGTTATTATATAAAGATGCCGTAACTGCGGTTGAGGGTATTGCACCTGTTTCAGTTTCTTGGGCTAAAAAACATATATTAGGATTCTCAGACCAAGAAATACAACTTGATTTACAACAACAAAGAATTGAAAAGGCGGTGGCAGCTGAACTCACGAATACCGCAACTATTATTGTTCATACAGGTATATTTGATAATGTTGACAAACTATATAGCAAACAAACAGGTGCCACAGAATCAGTTGGGGCCACACCACCTCCACCTCCAGGTGGAGGAGATATGGGAGGAGCACCACCGCCACCACCGCCGGGTCCTGAACCAGGTGGAGGTGCAGGAGTAACACCAGAATCCAAAAGAAGAGATAATATGAATATATTATTGGAAAGTAACGATTTGATAAATGAAGATGACTTTATAGATTTATCAAGAGCAAGAAATTCTTTGGGTGATATTGGAAACGAACTTGATAGAATACTAAATGACTAATATTTATTATAAAATATTTGCAAATGAAAATAGGTGTATTAAAATCAAAAGTTGAAAAGCTTCTTTCCGAATCATACGGTAAAGGAACCTTCAAAGAAGAAATAAAAAATTTCAATAGAAATGTTTTATCAAATAAAAACATATCTAAATTATTTTTTCTTTATGATGAGTTATCAACAAACAAAGGTTATGACCAGAAATTGGCAGAAGATTTTGTTTTTGAATCAATCACAATGTTTGAAAACATCTTGAACAAAACTAATAAAAAAGATTTAGAATCTTTGAGAAGATGGACAGTTGGTGTAAATTGTCATAATCAATATACTGATATAGATAATTTATTTTACAACTCAAGTGATGTTTTACATTTGGAAAATAAAGTAAGAAGTAAAAAAGTAATTGTTGAGGGATTGAAAAAAACACCAATCAATGAAAGTAAAGAAACGATTCTATTACCTTTAAGTTCTATGGTAAAAGTTGCAAATAAAACTATTGAAGAATTTATATCTAACTTAAACGAATCTGAAAGAAAAGAACTCAATACATTATTAAAAGAAGATGAATCGGTTTTAGTTGGGAAATTCCAAAACCTAAAAGATGAAGCAGTAGTTAAATTAGTTGTTGTTTTAGAGGGTGAAACCGACGAATCTGTCAAAAAGACAATTAATGAAACAATAGATAACATCAAATCTAAAAAATTTGATAGATTAGAATACTTCAAGTTAAAGAATTTGGTTGATAATATTTAATTTTTTGACATTTTGACAAACTTTATCTACCTTTTTTTCAGATAAATAAACTCCGAAAAAAATGAGAGAATGAAGAAAGGGAAAACCGCTAAACTAAGCGGGTTCAAATCGTCAAAAATTACCTATGGTACGGTAGATTCAAAAAACTTAAAATCAATTTACATTAACATTCAAACTTGGGTAGAACCAAAAGACGATTTTGAAAATTGGACAAGAATTGTCCTCAATATGTCAAGAGCAATCAAACACGTCGTATTCAATTGTCTTGACAAAACTATGTTCGATGAAAAATTCATAGTTGATTTAGATTTACGAACAAGCGGAATTCAATACAAAAAAAGGTCTTTCACAAATTTAGAAATCAATCTATATCTTTTAGAAGAGATGGATTTCAAATCTACAAAATTAAAAAAATCAATAAAATCTATTGTAAGTTGTATTCACTCGGATATATTCAGAGGAAACGAATATTTCGATTTTCATTTAAGTAAAAAAGACAAAACTGAACTTGTTGAGGTATAAATATAAAGTTTGAGGTATTTATATAAAAATATCGATATGAACGAACTTAAAATATTGAAACCCTATGAATCAGGGAAAGGAATTCTTATTGAGTATGACGCAGGATATGTATCACCAAAGGAATTCGGAAATCAAAATATTTTGATGGAATCCAAAAGTTTTATGGACCACAGTAAACCTTTTGAGTTTTATGCGGTTTTACAAAAATATAACACACCAAATCGTAATGGTAGGATTTACCCTGAGAAAATATTAAAAAGAGAAGCGGAAAATTATAAAAAAATGATTAATAAGGGTGTTTCACTTTCAGAACTTAATCACCCTGAATCATCCCTTATCGACTTAGATAGAGTTGCTCACATTATAACAGATATTTGGTGGGATGGAATAATATTAATGGGTAAGTTAAGATTGTTAACGTCACCAGGATTCCATGAAAGAGGTATCTGTTCAACTAAAGGAGATTTAGCGGCAAACTACTTAAGACAGGGTGTGACATTAGGTATATCATCAAGAGGTGTAGGTTCACTAAAAAAAGTTGGTGAACAAAACGAGGTTCAAGATGATTTTGAATTAATTTGTTTTGACTTAGTGTCATCTCCATCAACCCCTGGTGCTTATCTTTTTTCTAATCCTGAAGACAGGAATAAATTCGAAGAAAATTTAGAAGAAGAAAAACAAACTCAAAGGGAACGTCACGTAGGACCTGAAGCAAACAAATCTTTAGATTTGATGAATCGATTAAATACATACCTAAATAAGTAATCCTTGATTTTATAAAATATTATGATGATATTTTATAAAAAATAAAATTATGGACGAAAAATATTTCATTGCAAAACTCTACTACGAATTCCCTGATGAAGAAACTGGTAAAGTAAAAAAAGTTAAAGAGGAAAAACTTGTTAAGGCTTACAATCCAACAGATGTTGAAGCTAAGATTACAAAAAGGTATAGTGACCTAACTTGGGATTGGCGAATCACATCAATTGCAGAAAGTAAAATTGACGAAGTAATCGAAGTTTTGTAATATCAGTTACTGAAAATTTTGTATTGTGAAGGGAAACTCAAAAGGTTTCCCTTTTTTTATTTTATAAAATAAATGTCACAAAATACCAAAAACTGAATTTTTTTCAAATGTGTATATATTTATATGAAAAAATATACATAAAAATATGTCAAAAGAAAAAAACTTGGTTGAAGACGCTCTTATCCAAATGAGAAATTTGGAAGAGGCCGTAGCCGAAAATGCAAAAGGAATACTTGCTTCTACTATGAAACAAGAAATCAAAGAATTGGTAAAAGAATCTATCGTATCTGAACAACCTGATGACGAGGAGATTGAAGATGACCCTGAATTATCAGATATTCCTGATGACGAGGGAGATGATGATTCTGAAATGATGGACATGCCTGATGATGAGGACGATGAGGACTCTGAAATGATGGACATGCCTGATGATGAAGATGACGATGAAGATTTTGAAATGATGGACATGCCTGATGATGAAGAAGATGTAATCGACTTTTCAGGAAATGATGATATCAGTGATGAAGATTTATTAACAGTTTTCAAAGCATTAGGACCAGAAGACGGAATCATTGTAAAAAAGGATGACAACATCATAAACCTTTCCGACGAGGAAGCAGACCAAGAATATATGATTAGAATGGAGTCAGAAGATGACAAATATATGGAAACATACGAAATGTATGATGAATACAATGAGTATGATGAGTTTGGTGAATCATTCGACGTAGACGATGAATATTCAATAGGAGAATCAGATTCTTCGGATGACGAAGAATTAAAATCAATCATTGATGATATATTTTCAAAGAATGATTCAAATGAATTCAACGATAAATCCGATGAAGAAGTCGTATATGAACTCGAAGTTGATGATTCAGATACAGAATTATTCGACGATACTTCAGATGAAACAATTTATGAAGTCGATTTGGATGAAATTGAGGATTCAGATTTATACGAAATGGATTCTGATGAAAGCGATTTATACGAAATGGATTCTGATGAAAGCGATTTATACGAAATGGATTCTGAGTATTTACAAAATGAAGCTATGAAACCTAAAATAGGTAAAGGAGCAAAAATTGGTAAACCAAAATTTTCATACAAGAAAACATCAGGAGGGTTCAAAGAAGACAAAAAACAAGGAACAAGAGGTGTAGGTATTGGTAAAGGACCAAAATTCGAATTCAAAGAAGGTATGAAACAAGAAAAGATGGAAAATCCAAAAACTATAAGTAAAGGAGGAAAACCGTTAGCTACGTTCCATTCTGGAATGTCGAAAGAAGAAACCAAAGAGGCTGCACGTACACTAGGAAATGGTAAGAGATGGGGTAGAAATAGTTTGAATAAACCTAAAGCGGCTCCTACTCACCTAAGAAAGGAAAGTTACAATAGAGATATTCAACAAATTCAAGTCCTTCGTGAGAAAAACGAAGAGTATCGTAAAGCACTAAATGTTTTCAGAGACAAACTTAATGAAGTTGCTGTATTCAATTCGAATTTAGCTTACGCAACAAGATTGTTTACTGAACACTCAACATCTAAACAAGAAAAAATTAACATCTTGAGAAGATTTGATGGTGTAGAATCCCTTAAAGAATCGAAAAATCTTTATCGTACAATCAAAAGTGAATTAACAAATACAAACAAATCGTCGATAACTGAATCTATTGAAAGAAAGATTGAAAAATCTCCTTCATCTGGTTCAGCATCGACATTAATCGAATCTAAAACTTATGAGAATCCTCAATTCTTAAGAATGAAAGATATCATGAGTAAGATTATAAAATAAACATAAACTTAAAAATTATTCCAAAAATGGGAGCATTATTAGAATCAGGTCTTGTTGGTAACATTGGTCTTAAGCACCTTAAAGTTATCAAAGAAGATACTATCAACAAATGGGACAGATTAGGGTTCCTTGAAGGCCTACGTGGTCACCTAAAAGAAAATGTTGCGCAGTTGTATGAAAACCAAGCGTCACATTTGATTAACGAAGCTTCATCAGAATCTTCAAACGGAGCATTCGAAACGGTTGTATTTCCAATCGTAAGACGTGTTTTCTCTAAATTATTGGCTAACGAAATCGTATCGGTTCAGGCTATGAACTTACCAATCGGTAAATTATTCTATTTCGTTCCTAAAATCCAAGGGTATAATGGAGGTTCCGCCTCATCATCAGGAGAACATTATGCCCCTGTTGGTTCACCAGGTAACTATCCAGGGGACCCTAACACAGGATACACTGGAGCTGGTGCCTACGCTAAAAATCTTTACGATTTATTTTATGAAGGTGCTGAAGCGGGTCTTGACCCTCCAGGACTTTTCGACTACTCAAAAGGTCGTTGGTCTGCAATCACAGGTTCAGTTACTACAGTTGCTTGGAGTGCAACAACAGGAGAATTAGTTGTAAGTGCTTATACAAGTGCTAACTATAGAAAAGTATTAGTTGCAATGTCAGGTTTCTCTAACTCAGGAGCTGGTAAATTGATAGGTCCTGATGGTCAAGAAATTGACTCAGAAACATTCTTGTCAGACCTCAAAATTCTTGGTGTAAGTACAAACACAACGACATCTGCTAATGTATTGAATCCTTATTTGTTCAGAGTTGTAACTCAAAAATACGGTAAAGGTATAGTACAATATGGTGGAAGCTCATCTACACAATGGCCTAGTACAGGAAATGGAGGGTCTTATGATGATATTTGCACAGCAAATGGTGTTATTTACTTGGAAGTGGATTTACAAGTACCATCTTGTATTAACTGTGGTTCTGAATCTTTGGATGGATACACTGGCTCAACATTCTCGTCATCAACCACCGCGAATACCGCATTCATTGCTGCTTGGAGACGTTACGAAGAGCTTGAATTTGAAGATAAAATTGGTGAAGTTTCGTTTGACCTTGAATCAGTTACTGTATCAGTTTCTGAAAGAAAACTAAGAGCACAATGGTCACCTGAACTCGCACAAGACGTTGCAGCATTCCACAATATCGATGCTGAGGCTGAATTGACAGCGTTGTTGTCAGAACAAGTTGCAGCAGAAATTGACCGTGAAATTCTACGTGACTTACGTAAAGGAGCGGCTTGGAACTTACGTTGGGATTACAATGGTTGGAAACGTCTGTCTTCAACAGGAACTACTCCATACACTCAAAAAGACTGGAACCAAACATTGATTACCGCAATCAACCAAATTTCTGCACAAATTCACAAGTCAACTCTTCGTGGTGGTGCTAACTGGATTGTTGTATCTTCTGAGGTTTCTGCGATTTTTGATGACTTGGAATACTTCCACGTATCAAATGCTTCACCTGAGCAAGACCAATACAACATGGGTATCGAAAGAGTAGGTACATTAGCTGGTCGTTATCAAGTATACCGTGACCCTTACTTCCCACCAAACACAGTGTTGATTGGTCACAAAGGTACTTCGTTACTTGACACAGGTTACATTTACGCACCGTATGTACCTCTACAATTAACTCCAACAATGTACAATCCATTTAACTTTACACCTATCAAAGGTATTATGACACGTTACGCTAAGAAAATGGTTAACAACCGTTTCTACGGACGTATCACAGTGGATGGTGTACGTACATTCGACTTGAGAGAATTGAGATAATCAATTTGAAATGTTATAATGAAAAGGGACGAGAAATCGTCCCTTTTTTTATTTATTGGGGTTAGAATTTAAAATTCTAATACTTTTAGATACCACCTCTGATTCAACTAAATTGAATGCTCCTCTTTCATATGCAAATTCAACCGCCTGTATTAAAAATACTGTTGCTAAATTATTATCCATAGAACACAAAAGTGTATCTAACTGAGTGTTATCAGTTATTTCTAACTTCCCAAAAAGATTTGTCAAAATCTGTATATTTTTTTCTTCCATCATTTTTTGTTTTATTTTGTATGAAACAATTATATCCGTCCTCGATACTTTCAAATAAATTATAATTATCTAAAATATTTTTGTAAAACTCATTTCTGATTTCGGTGGTCCAATCTAAATTTTCATTTTTCATTGTTTTATATGTTTGATGATATTTATAATAATACGAAAAATATTTTTTTATGACAAATAAGAATGAAATAAATGAGGCAACTTCAGACTCAATTGTTGGTGGAAAATATCAAGTCCCATTAAGCCCTGGTTTAAGACAATTCAAAAAACAAGACTTACAACCCTTTATAAAATCTGACTCCAAATACGATAGTGCAGAACTATCATATGATAGTTATGATGGTAAAATGAGCACACCAAAAAGAGAAATTAAGAAAAAAGAAGCATTAGCGAGAAAAGTATCCAATTATAATAAAAAACATCCAAGTCTAAGTGATTCTGATGGTGATGTATTAAATAACGGACCAATCAAAGAGATGACTGATAAAATAATAAGAACTATTAAGGAAGACTTAGCCGTTTGGTTCGGTACCAAGAAAAAACCAAAAGGGTCTAAACAACCTAAAGGTCCTTGGGTTAATATATGTCGTAAAAAAGAGGGTGGCGGTCACCCTCCTTGTGGTAGACCTGAGGCATCATCCAAAGGATACCCTAAATGTCGTGCCGCAGGTGTTGCATCTAAAATGACTGATGCTCAAAAAAAGTCTGCTTGTCAGCAAAAAAGAAAGGCTGAAAAATCAGACCCAAAAATCGGTACTGGTAACAAACCTACAATGGTATCCTACAAACCAAAAAAGAAAACAAATGAAAATAAATTAATTAATCTGTTCAAAAAAATACTTGTGGAGCAAGTAGACGGGCAAACATATTCAAAAAAAGAACTTATTTCATTATTGGACAAAAATGGATATTCTACAGTGCCAGGTGGTATGAATTTGAAAATGGGTAAAGATGGTAATTATCAAGTTTTCAGTTCAGTTGGTAACACACAATCCGCCGCTCAAAGTATGTCGATACAAAAAGCAAAAAATCCGTTAAGAAAATTTGAGTATGTTAAGAAACTTGAAAATGGAAATATTGAGTTTTTAGTTATTGTTCTAATTATATCTTCTTAAGAATGTCAGTTAAAGAACAATTAATTTGAGAATGAATCACGGTTTCGTAAGATTTCCTGCGCTTCTCAATCTCGTTACCGAATAGATAATTAACTCTTTCCCAAGTTCTTGGTTCCATTAATATAGAATAATGATATACGTGGTTTGTCACAAAGGCTTGTTGATGTTGTAAAGTCACAACAATTCCTAACCTATCATTGATTATGATTTTCTTTTCCGATACTGGCGCAAATATCAACTCAGTGTCGTTTTGTTTGAGAAGTTTTCTTGCAATATGAAAACAAGTTTGTTGATACCTACTCATTGCTGCGTCAATTTTCTCGTCAAGGGGTCTCCTGTGTATCCAAAGGTAATATTTAAGAAATACTCTTTTAATTTTTCTTTTTACTAATTGATAGAGTGTCATACTGAAGTTTTGTGGTTACAAAGATATAAAAGTTTTCTGACATTAACAGTACGGCGGAGAACATTTTTTCTTTCCGTCTAAACCTGGCATTCGTCCTTTACAAACTTGTACTCCGTAGCCGTTCGAATATGCGGAGGGGTAGACCTTAAATTTTGCCTTAGCCGCTGCCTTACCCCTTGCACATAGTTTAGTACCTGTTTTTTTTCTACCCTCTTCCATCATACCTGTAAAAGATGCGTCTTCGATATCCTGTTGACCATCGCCTTTTATATGATTCATCATAAAATCAAATACTTGGTCCATATTGTTTTTGGCTTCTGCGATATGGTCCTGCGCCCAATCGTGACCATCGTCCAATATTTGAGTTACCATATCTTGGTCTAACTCTAATAACATATCACACTGTCTTCTCATTTGTTCTAAATTAGAAAAGAACATATATCTATCTGAATAATTTTCGTGTGATTCTTCTAAAACTCTTTTCACTAATTTAGTGATATCAGCTTCTGATAATCTAATAACTTTTTTCATATTTATACTTTTTTTAATCTTAAATCAGGCTCAACAATACTACCACTTTCAATCACATTTGGTGAGCCTGTGTCAACAAACTTTAGGACTTTTTTAATTATATCGTAACCAACATCTTTAGACATTTTACCACCTGTGATTGTGTAACCATTACTGTTAGGTGTAATTTTTTTGATATTCATATCACCCAATTTAGTGAATAATCTAATTTTTTGTAATTGGTTATTATTGTTCGCAATTGATATCGTACCGTCAGTATTAATTTTGAAGTTCCTACCTAATAAATTATTATAAGAACTGGTGGATTCTTCTATTACTTTTTTAACAATTCTAACCAAATCCGATTCGGTTAATCTGATAACTTTTTTCATAAAAAAATAATTTTACAATAAATACTTACAAAAATAAAAAACCCCTCTTTTGGAGGGGTTCTTTTTAAGTTTTTTTAGTTTTTAAATAACTTGTGCGTTGTTTTACTTATAAGTATTAGAAAAACAACTCCTAAATATCAAATGTAAGATATGATATTATTTTTTATTAACGATTTGAAACTTGATTTGTCTTTTGTAAGTGGTGACTTCACCATTAATATCTAATTTCAAATCTATATAATATTCATTTGGAATTTTATCCCTTGTGTCAAATATAAAATAATATTCATTTGGTGTTTTATTAACTTGTGTCCAATCTTGGACTTGAACTTCGGTCTGACCTTCCCTAACATAAACTCTATAATAAGCCTTTATTTTATTTAAAGGTTGATTTGATGTATATTCTTTTTTGATTATCACACCAACTTTACGAATATCTGTATTTAATATCTTTTCATCTTGTTTTATACCATAATAATCGAATCCATATACTGATGGTTCATTAGTTGATGTTCCAATAGAAATAGAAGATGAGAAGGGTCTTATAACAAATTCATTTTCTATATTTGGTATTTGAACCCCATTTAAATATAATCCCTTCCAAGTATCAGTAAAAGTGCAAGGGGTTTTATATCCTAACAGTGCCGGTACGGTCACCTCATAAACACCTTTGGTTCTTCTACAAGTAGTCAATGCTGATAATGATGGAATCACATCACCATTATTATTTGTTATAGCCACGGTTGGATTAGAATCCAAATTTATTGGATTTCCATCATCATATACGTAAAGATATAATTTATTTACTTTATTGAGAGCAAATAAATCTCTGTCATCACTTATCAAGTCATTATAATCAGTTAGTAGATATGGTTCGTAAAAAGTTTGGGTGTGCCTTGTGAAAAACCCAACGGTGTATGCTTGAGTTAATCCTGTTATTAATTCTAATTGTGGTTTGTATGCGATACCCCAACCTGTGACACCTGTTAAACTTCCATTCAAAATTGAATTTATCTCATTTGTCATATCAAATGATATGTCTTCATTTCCGAACTCAAAATGCTGTTCATCTATTATTGTTAGTGCTGAATAATGTATAACGTTTCCTGACTGCGAATTAGTATTATCATAAATTCCATTAGTTGACCAACCAGATAAAGTTGTTGTTTGATACCAATTAGATGGTCTTTGAGAGAAATTTTTATCTCCTACGTTAGACATTAAATCTGTATAATCATATCCCACTCCTTCATCCCAAAGTTGGGGAATTCCGTTTTCAGTTGTTGTTTTAGGAATTCTAAAAAGAACTAAATCAAATGATGTTGCCCTTTGTCTATTTTCAGATGGTATTAATGTGTTAAGTAATCCAATATCAAATGAACCTGTATTTCTCATCATCAATGTGTGAGTTGCGGTCGAATTACAACCTGAGGTAATTGTCCCATTGGAATATTTTTGTTGTAATAAGGTCAAATCCAAATCGAATATGAATCTCGAATACGCAACCGTAGGATTTTGTGATGTTGTTGAGCCAAAATAAAGTTGAGTAATAGGGCTTCTACCTGTATTAGTGTATACGTTAGAAAGTATTGTGTTATTCCTGCTAAAATACGAATTATTTATCGACATAGTAATTTATTCAATAAATATTTCAAAAATCAATATTGTTAGTTAATTCTAATATTGTTATTCAAAACTTCGGTATACGCCTTGTTCATTTTCTCAATAATAGATTGGGACCCTAAACCATCTTGAGATACTGAATCAGGGGGTAGTCCATCGTGGGGGTGAACATGACCCAACAAAAATATCACTATCTGATTCAAAAGTTCTAATAATTCTTCACCCCTAACTGATGAAGATGTTTTATTAAGTAGGTCTTTGTCAACAATATCATTATCATTGAATCCATATATGGTATTTGAAAAATCTATTTTTCCTCTTCTTGGATTATTAGAATCCTGTGATAATAAGAAGAGCTTTTCACTACCTAAAATACCATAACTTATAGATTGATTATCCACTGTTGAATCAAATAACTCTTCGATTTTTGGAACGACAAATGGACCTAAATAACCTCTTGACGAAACTAAACCATTTCCTGATTGTTTGTCAGTATCTTTAAGTTTCACAGCATTCATAAATCTTGTTGCATTACTAAATTCTGTGTTTTTATCAGGACTTGTATTTGATGCGTAGTTTTGAATTTTACCGTATGTTCTTGATGATGGTCTGAAATAAAAAGGAAATGCGTTAGGGACTGCGGTTCCTACGTTACCGTGTTTTGGAAAAAATGGTATATATCCGTCATTAAGTCCCCTGATGAATGAGTTTATAACATTAACCGCTTCACCGAAAGACAGATTACTAAACCTAACACTACCAGGTAATTGTGTGCTAGGTGTAACTTCCGTACTTAAACTAAAATTGTTGGTGTTTGTTTTATTTCCATCAGGTTTGACATTATATAGATATACATAACCAGAAAACAAATCTTGAGTATTCTCCAAATTTTCTATATGCCATTCAACCAACTTCAATACATTTTTTGTTTTACGTATGAATTTAATCAACACCTCTTCTGTATTTTTTATCAGACCTGACCTTGTTTGTTCAAAAGTTGAAAGTTGTAAAAATCCTCTATTGTCATTTGGTAAAGGTGGTTGTTTAGGGTTTAATAATCTTGTTTTTCCTGACCTTAACAAAACCTCATTTGCCTTTACGATAATATCAGAGTTTCCTCTACCCAATATGTAATTGTCTCCTGGTTCAGGAAATATACCTTTGGAGCGAACATCTGTATAGGTCCCTAACTTATCTTTATTTCTCAACCTATAATGTTTTTTCACTAAATCTCCTTGAGATGTAAATGCTTTAGCATTTGGATATGTTTCTTTTGGGGAAGCCATAGGGGATGAATAAGACCCTTGTAAATAATATTGATTATTGGCTGCCTGTGTTCTATACGGATTTGACGCATTTTGAACCACAGGGGTTATAATATTGATAATTTCACTCTCCATTGGAACAACGTTGATATGAAATGGTAATAGAGGTAAATAAACAAATGGGTCTAACATTTCCCACTGACACTCCTTTTTGATACCTATTATATTCTTTTGGTTATCAAAAATTGCACAATCTCCATTTATACTTTTTAAGATGTCTAAATAAAATTCTTGTTCAGGTATTGCTCTAACTCTTCCCAACATATATGGGTCCTTATTGTCTATAACGACGGCTGTGAATAATATCCTATCTATTTTTGATGCCATTTTTTCTTGACTGATATTCTGTTAATAAAACTTCATATGACTTTTCTAATTTATCCAAATGTTCCGACATTTTTATCAAAGTTTCCTTTGTAAAATCGAAATCTTTTTGGATAATGTCCATAGCAAATGTCAAATCGTTGTTTGATTTGTTTTTATAATTTGCTATTATATCTTTTGCTTTTGTGAAATCTTGTTCATTCATATTAAAAAGATTTGCCGAACGCACTTGATGGTGTTGTTACGCCGGCTGGAGTTATTGCTAATGGGGGTATACTTATCTGAGTTTTACCATTTTCAAATTGTTCTGTCATACTTCCTTTAATTTGAGAAAATAAGCTTTGAACAAATAGGTTAGGAGCACCGCTTGGTAGTGAACCTGTCGGTAAACCTTTTTTCTGCATTTCTTGTATTGTATTCACAAATGCTCTTGTTGGGGATGTGCCGGGTAAAAACTGAGACCCGAAAACTAAACTTGGTGATAAATTTGTGTTCGATGGTAATGCAATTTGTAATAATTGTAATAACTCGTCAATAATACTTTTACACCTTCTAAAATCACTTATGAGTTTGGCCAATACAATTATAACCTGAATCAATTTGAGAACCATAATAATTCTTTTGTCGGCTTTTTCTTTTTCCAAATCATTGACAACACTCTGAATAAGGTTGACAACATCTCTTTTAATTATTTTGAATAACTCTTCTATGAAGATTGCCGAGATTTGTGATACGGTTTCAATTATGAACTTTTTGAATTGTTTGAAAAAATTTTGTAGTGAATCTATTACATCAACTTCTATTTTACCAAGTTGTTTTATCATAATCATTATTGGTAATAATGTTTTTGGACTTAACAAAACGTAAAAAGTGGCTAGAGGTAATCTCAATAGAAATTTCAAATCTAAACTTTTGATAAAATCAAAATTAATACCCAACCCTCTTACTGTATTATCATTCACCAATATTTCACCTGTCAAATTTATAATATTGTTAACCTGTTCTTCACCCTCAACAAATGTGAGATTTTGCAAAGCTGATAAAGTAGATTCGAAATTTACAGGTATTTGAACATTACCACAATCCTCGAATTCTAACACTCTTGAAAATATATTATTAACTCTATTATTAATATTTCTCAAATCGAATTCCGTCAATTCGAAAAATGATTCATCCAATAAATCGATTTCACCAATTTTTGAGGTCCCTTGAACATCTATTTCCTTTCTCGAATCGAAACACACTCCCAAAATTCTCGCAAGTAAAAGTTGGAATCTAGATGCATCCTCAACCTGTTTGAGACCCACTGATTCACCCATAGACAAAATACCAGCAATTACCTCCATAAGTTGTCCAAAAATAGATTTAATCTCAAGAAGACTTATACTCTTGAAGTAATCTCTTAGGAATGTGATTATTTTTTTACTATTATTTATTCTACTTGACAGAGATATTTCGAACCACCCAGAATCATCACCAGTAATTGGATTGACTTCAACATATCGTATATCGAATAAGTCTTGACCTGAAAATCCCTTATATTTTGAGTTGGCAACACTACTATAGAATACATTTTCGTTGATGATTCTATTATGTAATTCTCTATTCATTGAGAAGGGAATATTACCATATGAAACATCTTTGATTTCATAGAGTATTTGACCCACTTTTGAAGCAGGGTCCTTTTTTAACATACCAAATAAGTCAACACTTCTTACTTTGATATATAGAGTAGATGTATCATCGTATTCCTGTTCTTGTGAACAGCCTATGGCATTTAATGCCTCATTAAGAAATATTTGTTCAATCCTAGGTCTTGAGGTTAGTAAAGCTTTTACAAACTTTTTTTTAAGGTATCTTGCACTTGAATAACTACTTGTAACCTGTGAAAGGTCCAAGAGATTTTCCATTTGAGATTTCGAACCGGTTAAGGATTTTATTCCCTGACTTGCGACGTTATTTAATGATTGTTGAGCACTACTGGCAGCACCTTCAAAGGTCTCACCTACCTTTTTTTCAAGGTTTTTTCCATCCGCAATAGATTTTGATGCGGTTTGTAAGGCTTGAACCCTTTTGGTAACATCACCATAACCACTTTCAGGCATTACTTAAGTTTGAAAGTTTTATTATTATCCACATCCTTTTTGATTAAATCTTCAATCAAATCATCATCCATATCAGATATAGAAAAACTTTCCTGATTGTTTTGAGTTTTTTCCCACATTGAAGATTGTAATTTGGACAATTGCAATTTTTTCTCAACACAATCATTTATTATTTTTTGTTGTTTTTCTATCACAGGTCCAATCAAAGTCATGTCTTCAGGGTCTTTCATCATAGAAAGCATTTTATTTTGTATCCTTAAAGCAGTGCTTCTTTGTTCTACCAATTCGTTATATATCTCTTGCATTAAAGACAACAACGATTCTTTGCTTAGTTCGATTTTCTTTTTTTGTGGTCTAGACATAACTATAAATATCTTTTATTACAAAATTTATTTTATAATACCCTGTAACATTGTTACGTATAACCTTTTGAACTTTTTCATTGAGACCCGTATTTCTTTTGTTGATAAATTTGTCATCTCTCTCAATGATAGTAAAATCACATTTTTATTAAATTTGTTGTTATCTGTTGATTGAAATATGTCATTATAGTTTGCAAATATCTCTATAAGAGATAGGCCCAATCTCCGTTCATTTTCCGATAAACTTGGCTCGTCAACTATCTTTTCTAATTCGAAAATATAACTTTCTATCAAATTGTCAGTGTCAATAACATCTTCATCAATATAATATATCAAATCGGCTCTATGTTCATTTTCCAAGTCAGAAGAAATATCCTCATATGATATCTTCCTATTCGTTTCTTTTTGGTCCTTGATTATTTGACCCATCAAATAATTCTTGCAAATCGTACCGAAATAGGAATATGCTTTTTTCTCTTTTGATGGTTTGAACTTATCCAACTTAGTCATCAAAAAAGAATGTGTATCAGCATGAATTTCAACAAAATCCATATCTTTACGATATAATTTATATCGTCTAATGATAGACGATATCATTTTATCTAAGGGTTTACGAAGAGCTTTGTTATATATTTTGTTTTTTTCTTCAAAAGTCGTGGCTGAGAGATATAATCTCACAGCCAGTTCTTCTTCTTGGTCAAAATAATTATCACTTTTCGGTTTACGTCCCTTCTTTTTTAAATCGTTTTCCGTAAAACCTGTTAAACTCATTAAACCATTTGGGGTTCGTATTTTATTGTTCTATCATCGAAAAAGAAATACTCTTTTTTCGCAGTGTCAATCCAAAATTTTACTTCTTCTTGTGTCAATGGTTCCTGACCATTTTTATAATTCCAAAAAATTGAACCTTCCCTTAAGTTGATATGTTTGTATCCAATTTTAGGGATTGTCATTATTCTTACTGAATTATAAGTCATTCTCAACAAGAATTCATAAACAAATGTTAATTTCAAAGTGGATTTCATTTTCCCATATTTCTCAAAAACACTTTTTTTGATAACCATACCAGAGGTTTGAAAATTTTGGTAGTTTTGCAAAGTTTCGTTCGTTAGTATACCAATTTCAGGGGTAAAGTTAGCAGCAAAAGTGGCTTCATTTGTAAATCCTGCAAAAACCCCTTTATTATCGATATCAATTACAATTGGTAAAAAAGCGTCGACATCATTATAATGTGTGATATAGTTCTCAACATTTTTGAACCAAATTGATGAGTATTCGTCATCGAATTCGAAAAATGAAACCCAAGTTGAATTAGCGTTTTCCACACCGTAATTCAATTGTTTCGAATAATTTGGTTCTTTCAACCACTTTAATTTAACCACATTAATATCACCGAAATCGTAGGAGTTTAATATATCAATTAGTTTTTCTTCATCGGTATGGACAATAACCAATTCATTTATTGCAACTTTTTGTGTTTTAATAGAATTGATTGCTTTATCGAAAAAATCATCAAAATCTCGTGCGGTTGCACTTTTGATAGGTAAAATTACTGAAATATCTAATTTATTTTCCATCTTCTGTTACTGGTGTTTCAAGTTTATTTAATTGTTCCATAAATGATATCATTCTAGTAGAAAAATAAGAATCAAATAATCTTACAACTTTATTTTCATATTTTTCTTTGGATGAGTATTCGTTAGCGGTTTTCTCAATTCCTTCATAAATTGTAGTATTGATATTATCCTCCAACCAATTTTGAATGAAATCAGCAACAAAATCTACAATTTGGTTCTGATTCTGAATCCAAATTCCGTTATCTTCATTCATCCACTGCGGAAATAAATTTGGAATTTTACCTATTACAGGAACACCTGATTTCATAGATTCTATTGGGAAGGTCCCGAAGCCACTAATATCGTCAATCCAAACTGACAAAAACACGTCATTAAAACCTTTGGCAAATTCACTTTCAGATAATCCTCTCATATCTCTGAAAGTTACCCAACGATACTGAGGGAATTTAATGTAAAAGGTTTTGATTAAGTTTAAAGTTTCTCTTTGGTCTCTTGTGTGAACCGCAATAATTGGTTTTGGTGGTAAAATTTGTTTTTTGAATACCTCTGAAATCAATGGTTCTACAATATCAAAAGTAACATTTTTCATAACATTTGATATGTATTCTTTTTGTAACTCAGAAGTTGTTATACATTTGTTAAATCCAAACTGAGCCCAAGTTTGACCAGGTTGTAATGTTTCAAACATATAGTCATACGATTGACATAATACTATCTTTGAACAAGGTAGATTATTGAGTTGTGGCATAACAAAACCATATAACTCTGGAACAATTATGAAATCATCAGGAGCAACATCTAAGTTCTGTCCTTCGATTGATTTATGAGGTAATTCAGTCATATATTCTTCACCTAACCAAGAAGTTACTCCCATATAGTCAGGTTTTTCGTGAAGGATAATGGAGTTATAACCCGCCCTTTTTAATGTAAGGGCCATTTTGTAGATGTAAGATACGGAACCTTTAGCGTTACCTTTTGTATCTTGAACCATAAAATAAATTCTCGAACTTTTATCTTTTAAGTTTGAGATAGATTTTTCTAATTTTTGAATTAATTCAGGATTCATATTAGTATTTGTTTATTAGTTTTTTATTCAATAAGGAATTAAATGCTAGTTTGAATGGTATTGTGGTGCCGTTTCCACCTTTCAGTCCGAGAGATTCGTCCATTTCCTCATCCTCGGTCATTAAAACCTCCATCATCATTTTTACGACCTCATACTTCACAACATTTATGTGAACTTCACTTCCTCCTGATATTGATGGAATGTTAATGTATTTTTCGATTTCATCAACATCGATGTAATAATTGTCATTAAAAATTTTAAACATTAGGCAACCTCCTTTAAGATATTTTCCAACACATTGTCAAAGTCTTTTAATGAAGAAATAACGTATGGTGAAGGGATTTGTTTATTGTAGTTTGTTTCGTATTTAACCACAAGTTTATTTTGTGGGTGATTCAATAATAAGTCAGGATTTGCCGTAAGTAAAATGTCTACTTCATCCCACATCGATTTTATTGTTTGATTAGAATAAAATTTTACTTTTTCTAATAAACAACCGAATTTTGAAATGAAAAATAGTGATGCTGGTTTAGATTTACCAATTTCATCTGAAACAATCAACAAATCGTGTTCGTCTCGGAGTTTGATGTATAAATCATTTAAATCGTTAAATGATGTCATCTCAGTTGATGGTGCGTGACCAAAAATCTGCATTGGAAATTCGTGATACATAAAATTGTATAACTCATCATTATCTTTGAAGGCAAAATGTTTTGATAAATCCATTGAATCAACCTCAGATAAAATTTCATATTTGAAAGGTAATTCGTGTTTAGATAAAATTTCTTTATATTCTTCTTTATCATCTAAAGCTTCATACGTCTTCAATTTCTCATCAAATTCCTCGTCAATCAAATACCTTTCGTATGTTTGCTTAAACTTTTCTACAGTGTCTCTTAATACACCATTTAATTCAATACCAATTCTCATTCTTCGTATCTTTTTAGTAATTTACTAATTAATGGATTTCTAACAACATCTTTATCTGAAAATTCAAACACTCCAACATCGTCAATACTTTTGAATCGTTGAAGCGCATCCCACAATCCTGATTGACGTTTATCTTTGTATCTGTCTGTTTGCTCTAAATCCCCTGATATGAAAAATTTAGAGTTATAACCAATCCTTGTCAATAATAATTTCATTTGATTTGGAGTTGCGTTTTGCGCTTCCTCAAAAATCAAAATTGTGTTATCGATATTCATACCTCTCATATATGCCAAAGCAAATACTTCGATGATTTCCGCCTCTTTAAGTTTTTCTCTTGCCTCTTTACCAACAATTTTATTTAGTAGATAATAAGAAGGGAAAATGTAGGGGTCCAATTTCTCTTCTACGTTTCCTGGTAATGAACCCAACTTTTCTTCCGCCTCAACCGCTGGCCTAACAATAACTAATTTTTCATATGAATTGGTAGGGTCCAAAAGTAAATCAACCGCCGCTTTCATGGAGATGTAACTTTTACCGACACCTGCGGGACCTGAACATAAAACTATTTGATTATTTGTTAATAAGTCATAATAAGTTTTTTGACTTTCGGTAAGAAATTTATTTCTGATTTTCTTTGTCACCAAAGAATTAATATAATCCTTTTTTGACCTTTTCCTTTCAACAGGTTCAGGTTTCGGAGTATTTTGTTTTTTTCTTTGTGTCATTTCATTTTCTTATAATACTATAATTTTTTTCAAAATATTCAATTGTTTGTTTTAACCCATCATATAAATTGGTGAATTCAAAGTCAGGTAGATAACTTTTTATTTTACTGTTATCACTCGGTTTTCTGAATTGACCATCAGGTTTTGACTCATCCCAAATAATATTTCCTTTAAAGTTCATTAACTCAACAATTATATCAACAACATTTTTAATTGAGATTTCTTCTGAAGTTGATAATATAATTGGTTCTGGTTCGTCATAATTTTCCAAAACCCATTCCGTTAATTTTGCAACATCTTTACTGAAAATAAATTCTCTTAAGGGTTTTCCTGTTCCCCATATAGTAAATGGTGTTTTATTTTCTCTGGCTAAGTAACACTTATGGATTAATGATGGTATGACATGACCATTTTCGATATTATAATTATCGTTAGGTCCGTAAATGTTTGTCGGTATTACTGATTTGTAATTTAGTCCGTATTGTTCTCTATACGCTCTTATTTGGATGTCAGCCATTCTTTTTGCATATGCGTACGCATCGTTAGAAAAATGTGGGGGTCCTAAATGAATTTTTTTTTCTGTTAGGGGATACTCCACTTTGTCAGGAAAAATGCAAGTTGATAAAAAGGCCACTAAATTTTTAATGTCATGAGTCCTTGCCGACTCTATAACATTTGTATTAATCATTATATTATCATAGAAAAAATCACCTTTATATGACATGTTACCACCTACTCCACCTACTTTTCCCGCACAATGTATAATACTATCAAAATTAATTTTTTCTAAAACATTATCGACTTCAGACCTAACTCGTAGGTCTGCCTCACTTGACGATAGTGGTATATAATTTAAACTATTAAATTCGGAACCGACTAAACCGTACCCACCTGTTACTAATGTTTTATTTCCCATAGTAATTTAACCAATATTCTATCATTTCATCAATCATTACTTCAAAAGTATATTTTGGGCTCCACCCCAATTTATTTCTCAATTTCGATGAATCACCTTTTAAATCACTCAATTCTTCAGGTCTGAAATGTTTTTGGTCTTGTTTAACATATTTCTTATAATCTAACCCTAATTTAGAAAAAGTATAGTCACATAATTCTCTTACAGAGTGAGAAATTCCTGTCGCACATACATAATCATCAGGGGTGTCATCTTGTAACATTAACCACATTGCTTCGACATAATCTTTTGCATGACCCCAGTCTCTAGTTGCGTCTAAATTTCCTAATTTTAATTCATTAGATAGACCAAATTTAATTTTTACCGCTTCTTTTACAACTTTATTAGTTACAAAATTGGTTCCTCTTCTTGGGGATTCGTGATTAAATAATATCCCGTTCCAAATCTTCATACCATATGAATTTCTGTAGTTTCTACATATGTGGTATGAAAAAACTTTAGCACATCCGTATGGTGATACTGGATTCATTTGGGTTGTTTCTCTTTGTAATCCATCCCTATCTATTGAATTACCAAACATTTCTGATGAAGATGCTTGGTAGACTTTAGTGTCGGGTTTAATTAATTTAACCGCCTCTAATAAATTTAATGTTCCTATTCCGGTAACATTTGCGGTGTATATTGGTTGGTCAAATGAAATTCTAACGTGAGATTGTGCGGCTAAATTATATATTTCGTTAGGCATCACTTTTTGTATTACAGATACTAAAGAAGATAGGTCTGATAGGTCCGCATAATGTAAAGTGATTTTATCGTATATACCTTCTAATCTTGATGTTTGATTTTCGGAGACTGAATTCCTTTTTAGTGTTCCGTGAACTTCGTAATTTTTGGATAGTAAAAATTCGGCCAAATATGAACCGTCTTGGCCGTTGATGCCGGTAATTAGAGTTTTTTTCATTATGAGATTATATTTTATTTATGGTTTTACAATTTTAATACCCGTGTAATCAATTTCTGTAATATTTATATTTTGATTCAAAAAAAATTCATCAACTGCAGTTTTTGAACCCCTCCAATGACCATAGTCGTCTACAATTAAAATACCATGAGTAATCAATTTAGGATACAGAACGGTTAATTCTTTTTTTGTTGATTTATACCAATCAGTGTCTAATCTAAGGAGACTAATCTTATTTGGTATATTTGTATTAACATCCAATGTTTCACACACGTCTCCAACCACATATTTTATTTTCTCATTAGGAAAACTAGAAATTGACAAATTTTTCTTGACCTCGTCAATTGATGAATAACAAATCACTTCTTGTAGTATTGTCGACGCCTTATTATCGTTTAAATCCACATCAATTTCTTCGGGTTGTGTCATTCCTTGGAATGTGTCGTAAATCCAAACGTGTCTATCTGTCATATTATAAAAATGTAAATACTCCATGATTCCTAAAATGTTACCTCCTCTCCAAACACCACATTCAACAAAATCACCGTCTATTTTATTTAATCTAATATACTCTAAAGAATTGAATAACTCAACAATTCTTTCTATTGAGGTCATTGTAAAAGGTTTCACTATATCTATAAAAATTTTTTGATTCACTTTTGTAACTTTAAATTGTTAATTGTTTTTTCTATTCCGGAGTGGATTGAGTGGTTTGGTGTCCAACCAGTGTCTCTTTTCAATTTGTCATAAGAAATTAATCTACTAACGATGTTATCTATGATTCTAGGTTCTCTATAACTTTTTTTTACCTCACCAATATTAGATTCAATTATACTCACTATATCATTGACAGAATGATTGGTATTGGTAGATACGTTATAAGTTTCTCCTAAAGTATTTTCGGACTTAGATACCAAATATGTCGCCAGTAATACATCATCAATGAATGAATAATCTCTTTTGTGTTCTCCATCTCCAAAAATAGTAATAGGTTCTTTATTTATTGATTCATATATAAATTTACCTATTACACCACAAATTTTACCATCAGGTATTTGCCCAGTGCCGTATACATTTGAATACCTTATTATTGATACGGGAATACCGAAAAGTTTGTGATATAAATTTGTATAGTTTTCACCTAGATACTTTGTTGCAGCATATATACTTGAAATATTAGGTGGAGTATTTTCAGTTATTGGTGATTCTTTTGATTGTCCATATATGGAACACGATGAGGTGTACACGAATCTTTTCAAATTTGTTTTGTTGTCTTTAAGATACTCCAAAATTTTCAGAGTTGATGTGGCGTTAGTGTCCAAATCAATTTGAGGGACAAAACTTGACTTAGAAATTTGAACGCAAGCCATATGAAATATGTAATCACATTCTTGCAGGTATTTAGAATATTTATCAACATCTAATACGGAGCAATTTATGAAATTTACTCTTTCATTATTAGGTATTCTATCAATTGTGCTATTATAAAGATTGTCAACAATTATAATATACGCCTTCGTTGTTTTTAAAATGTAATCAACGAATTTGCGCCCTATAAAGCCGGCACCACCAGTTATTAATATTCTATTCAATTTTTAATTTATTTTTTAATGTATATAAATCATTAGAGGATTTCGTATATAAGATATTTTTATACCATTTTTAATTAAATTACTATTATAAAACGCATCTTCTCTTTTGAATATTGAGTTATCTTCATTGTATTTATATTTCTGATAAATTTCATTTTTCACAGATATAGGTCCGCCGGCGTAACAAATATTAATTTCTTTACTACTGTGTGGGTGATAATTTTCGTTATGTGAAGTATCGACATAGTCTAGATAAAAATCTAATTGCTCAATATCACTATTAAATTCCGTCAATTTTTTGTTAGGATTTATTATGTAATTATGAACAACCGCATCACACCCACTTTCAAAAGATTGAACTAAATATTCATTTCTTTTAATGTGTGGAACATCGTCACCACCGAAAAAAGATATTATATCAGTGGACAATTTTGAAGCCGATATATTACAGTTCTGAGATACATTTTTGAACTCGGATGTTGTTGAACAAATAAGTTCGAAAGGGTATTTTTTTGGTTCGAATTCATAATCTAAAGATGAGATACTAACACTTACTTGTTGTGGTATTACCGTTGAGTTAGATATTTGATAAAGTAAATTCTCCAAATTATACATATGTCCATCATAGGTTGGTATTGCGATACCTAAAGTCATTTGTTTTAAATTAATGATTATTTTTTATTTTGTATACAAAATGACGGGCATCCATCTTCAGTTATTGATTGAATTTCTAACCCGTATTTATCCACAAATTCATTTACCGCTCTAACAACTCCTGGAAATTTATCTATGGTGTAATCGTGCCCGCAAATATATCCGACATTCTTAATTTTATTTCGAGATAATTCCAAATCTTTGGCAACACCTTCATAAGAATGGTCACCATCTATGTAAATCATATCAAAATAATCGTCTTCAAAATTTATCAGAACATTGTAACTAAATCCTTTATGTAACTTAACTATAGGGTTTTTATCGTATTTTTCAGATAATAATTTAAACTCATTTCCTAAATCAGCGTAAACCATATTATTACCATCTTTATCTCCTGATGGAACCATACCCTCAAATATATCAATCAAATGTAGTTCTTTAGGGTTAATCTTTGTTAGCAATTTTTCTGAGAATTCTCCTTTGAAGACGCCTATTTCAGATACTATCATCCCTTTTGGTAGGGTCCCTATTAAATCGTCTCTTGTTTCAAACCTAATCATTTTTTTATATTTTTTTCATAGAAATCAACCATCTTATTCATTTTATACGAATAATTTCCAGGTCCTCCTGCAAAATGGACAATTGTTTCTTCATTTATTTTATCAATATTATAACCATTATGGGTAATCAATTTATTTAAACTTAAATCAAATAAATTATTTCTAAACAAATATACGTTTATAAAAGGTTGTTCTAAACACTCATTCATACTATCAATATTCTCAACACAGAACTCAAAAATATTTTTAATAACTGAGATTAACTCAAATGAAAAAGCGAAAAATCCTCCATTGAACCCTTTGAGCCCCATTTTTTTAATTTCTAAAATCTCACTTTCATGTAATAGATTACCGCTCCAATATTCATGAGTCATAATTAAATCATGGTGATTTTCGTTTGAGACCAAAATTTTATTAGAGTTAACTAAAGAAAAAATATTGTTAGGGTCACCACACCACAATATGTCACAGTCGCAATATATTATTTTGTTATAATTTTTAATTTCATCAAACTTAAATATTTTCAATTTGTTTAAAGAAGAGTCTCGCATCGAATTTGTTGTCGATATTAAAACTTTATATGGTAACTTAGTAATTAAGTTAGTTTCAAATTCATTTGCAATTCTCTCATCAATAATGAATAATAATTCAAAATTATAATTGTAATATTTCTCTAATGTTAGTATATTAAGATTGAGAATATTAATATAGTTAATATTGTTACCTATTGTGTAGTAAATTAAATTCATTTATCGATATTAAGTATTTTATTTTTCCAAAAATCAAAATCAAGAAGTGTTCTATCAAATTTTTTTTCTTTAATTTTTTGATACTTTACTGATAAAATATTCTCATCACCTAATTCGTTAATATTGTCCAATAAGATTATAGGGAATTTTTCATACATTTCATAAATTTTAAAGTTACCGACTTTTACCGTAATTGGGATTCTGTTAGAATATAGAACTTCCCATAATCTATGTGTGTCTAAACCATTACCGATTGGACAAACTACCATTTCATAGTCTAATATTTTGTCAAAAAATTCATTTAAGGTGAGATTGGGTTCCTCCCAATCAATATGGTTAGATTTTTTGCAAATATCTCTCACAACAATCCTATGATTGTAATTAGTGTCAACTTTAAAATTTGCATATATTTTTTTTGTCGGAATTAAATTTGAATTTCTCCCCAAAAGATTTTCTTTTTCATTTACCCTTTCGTAGTAAGAAATACCATGACCAGGTCTAAAAGAATCTATTTTGTTTTCTATGCCTAAAGGTATTGGTTCAAAAATTTCATGATTACTTAATATATTCTGACCAAACCATCTAATAACATTATTTGGTAAAATTTTTAAATATTCATCAGTTATTGGGTAGTCAGAATTACCACTTATTAATATTACATCATTATTTAAACCACCTATGTCTTTTAAATCACTTAGTAAGAAATCTGTTTTACAAAAGAAAATATCTCTACCATTGTGTAATTCAGAAAATTTATTTAATTCTAAAAAATCCATGTTATTTTTTCTTAAATATACAGAATCCATTACCCTCATCAGTTTTTTCTATTAATTCATATTCGGTATCAACAATAAGTTCGCCATAAATTTTACTAGTTTTAATTTCTACGATATCATCTAAGGCAACTATATTTGTTCTATCCTTTAACTTCAACCATTCTTTATATGTTGAAAACTCTCCCCCATCTAAGAGTAAGAAGTCGATTTCGTTAAAAATGTGTTGTAAAACATCTGGACAACTCATAGTATTATTCAGGTCCTCTTTTAACCACTCTTGTTTGTGAGGTTCTAAACTTATGTTTGATACGAAGGATTCTATTTCGTCAACCGAAACTATACTACCGTAAATGGGTTGGTACCTGTCTTGGTATTTTTTTAAATTATCGATAGCGGTGTCATAAAATGATTTATTACTTTCTATAGTAATGAATTGTGAGTCTTCTGATTTAGAATTCAAAATGCAAATCGTTGACCCCATTCCTTTCCATGTACCTATCTCGACAATTTTTTTGCAGTCATATTTTCGTATAGTTCTTTCAATTAAAGAACATCTTTCAGATGAAAGAACTATCTGTCCTTGTGTGTTCATATTCTTTTATATTTTTTTATATCATTTAGTGTGTCCGTCAAAAGTTCGTTATAATTATAAACTTCTTTATCACTCTTTAAATAGAACTCCTTTCTTTTTTCATACTCTATAAATGTTTGTCTATTTTCTACAACGTATTCGTCATAATTAATGTCGAAGTTGGAATATAAATCTCTTATGAAATCATTTATGTACACCATTCTGCCAGAACCAACTATTTTATGGTTTTGAGAATTTATTGATTCATTCACTAAAAATTTTGGGTGTATCAAGTCTCTGTAAAAATATGTATCACCAATCTCAATTGTTTTTCTCTCTATTAATGATGAAAAGATTTTTCCGAAAAGAAATTCATTTGTTCTATATGGTGAATTAAAGTTAAATGGGTATATTAAAATAACATTACTAAACTCTGATGGGTTTTCTATAATTTTTTTGGTTATCTTATATTTTGATAAAAGATAGGGTGTTTCGTAAAAATCAAAATCCATATCTATGGATATTGGTCCATCACATTTATTCCATAACTCACAAGTCGAATAAATTATAATTTTATTAGAACACCCCTTAAACCTCTTTATTATACTCAAAACCAATTCATAGTTGACTTGATTATAAATTTCAATATTTTGTATAAATTTTCTTGATTCACCAACACAAACAAAAATTCTGTCCCACTCAAATTTCGTTAAGTTATTATAATCTATATTTCTTGAAGAGATTTTGACAAAATTTTCTGGAAAATAATAAGAAATTTGTGATGTGTCTCCTATGACTAAATTATTTCTCATTTTTTAAGTTTTTCGTAACCTAATTTAACTTCTGTTATTTTTTTGAAAAAAAATTTACTTTGTAAAAATTGTTTGTGCGTCATTCTTTCGTAGTTACATTTATCCACATAACTTGCTGATACGTCATCAGTCTTTGCCTTATCTACCGCCAAAAAGGTTTTTTCGTTTGCGTTATACAAGTTAGAGTATTCTTCAGAGTTAACTATTAAATTAAATTTATCCACACCTATTTGGTTTATTAAATCTTCTTCTATAATTTTTATTATTATATCTACGTCTAAACCGTTTTTTTTCTTCAAACATAGAATTGTGTAATAATCGAAAGCGTACGCTTCATCAACACTAATTTTAATCATTTTATTTTATAATTTGGAATTTATTAAGTCCTAATGTATTATAATACGGTGTGTAATTTCTAACATATTCATGATAATAAAATATAGGTTTTTTAAATTTATAACTATTAATAAGACATTTTAAACTAGATTCCATAAGATGGACCTCTTCAGCATTCTCTATTAAAGAAATTAAATTAAATAAATTATATTCGGTAGGATTTTCTATAATTTTATAATTGGTATTAATCTTCTCAAGATTAACATTATGGGTAAAAATGTATTTTTCATTACTTGGATTAAGTTTCTGAATTATTTTTAATTCAATTTCCATATCTCTATCAACATGAAAATAATCAAATCTTACTTCAAATGGAATTCTATTTGCAACATAGAACGACTCGTCAAAAGTGTTTGTTTGTGTAATATTTAATTTCTCAAACCCAACTGTTATAACGTCATTTTGTATTTTATTTTTTATAATATATTGATGAACATCGTAATCCTCACCAATAGATAAAACATTAATATTCGAATCATCCCTGAACATATACTCAACGTTATTGAAATTGTGTGGTTTACAAAAAACCGAAACATCTTGATGTATTTTCCTGTAATATCTTACAAGACCATTACAAATGATGTGGTCACCAAGACCTAAATGATGGTATATATATTTCACCTTAATCTTAAATTTTTATTTATTTAAAACGTATTTATAATCTTCACCGACTGGTTTATCGTTTTCATCAATCCTATCCCCAACAAATCTACCATATTCTCTTGCGATAGGAAAGGGTTTTTTTTCGAAAAAATCATCATGCGTTTTCCTGTCATTTTCGAACATTGAATATATATCTCTCAAAAAAGTTTGGTCGGAGCCGTAGGTTAAATCTTTGTCTTTTCTAAATTCCTCAATCATATCCGTTAAATGAACTTTATCTGACTTTATTCCCCACATTCCACCTAAGATTCCTAATCTGTCATTACCATATGGTATGTAGTGAGCCGGATGGTCTCTCATTACATGAAGTGTTTTTTTACTATTAATCCACTCATCAACTGCCAATTTTTCCCTCATTGTGATTCTTGAATCGGTGTCTCTGAATACACAATATTCTGAGTTTGGTAAACCGACCGCAAAAAATCTCCAAAACATACCATAGAGATTCTTTTCAGTAACATCTATTGTCATAACACCCAAATCATTCAGTTTATTTATTGTGTCCACTGGTGTTGTTTCGTCATAATAAACTACCATCTGCCAATCGTAATATATTACCTTCCATAACTCGGCATTTCTTATTGCCCCAACGTTATATATAGGTTTGTCACCCCAAAGGCTAAAACTTAAGTATTTCATAATTTTTTAATTTTGAATTAATATTTCCATAGACTTACTAAAGTCTACAGGATGTCCTTGTGTTTTGTGTGAGTCTAACTGAAAATGAGTTATCAGACCTGGCAACATCCTCACAATTTTTTTATGTATAAAGTAAAAGAAACTTATTGACCTTTCATGAGCATGACCGCAGGTTGTACTTCCTTTCAAATCTTCAATTAATTTTTCGAACCACGTCATATACTCCTCAAAAGTTTTTTTAGAAAAAGTTGAGTTACTAGTACAACTCCAAACTTCTTGAGGATTCTGAACCTTTATATTATCAATCAAATCAAAAATGTTAACATTATAATGTTTTTTAATTGATGGCATAATATCTTGAACCCACATAAAATTTGACACGTAATCTGGCATTGTGATAGGTTTTGGTATATACCCAACAAAATCAGGTTTATCTTTTAAGATTTCACTTTGTTTTTCTGTAAATTCTTTAGATATAATTGTATCGTACTCGAATAAATTTATATAGTCTGAAGATATCAGGTTGTTTTTCCACAAAGCATACCATCCTGTTAATGATGTAAACTTAGGATATCGTTCTATGTTTATTGGTAAATTTCTGCAAATAATAACATTATCTATATTTTTTATTTTATCGATAGGATTTTTACCTAAGAAAACGAATTTTACATTTTCTAAATTGGAATATTTCTTGGCGTTGATATAATTTATTATTATATCTTGGTCGTGTACAAAAATGAATGTCTCAGTTGTCATAATACGAATACTTCGTTTTTAATTTTTTCAAATATTGATTTAAATGTAGGAACAAAAATATTATTGTAATCCTCAATCATTTCATAGTTATTTAATTTTACGTCCCTTGTTTTCGACTCTATATGGTAAGCAACACAGTTTGAGTTGGTAAAGTTTTTCAAACCTATGGACTTCAATTTGATATTTAATTCCACATCTTCAAAACAATGTCTGTATTTTTCATTGAACATGCCGGCTTTGATGAAAGCGTTTTTTGTTACCATCATTAAAGCCGCCGTGTTCCCAATTACACTATTCAAACCCGAAGAATAGTTGTAGTAATTAAATTGATTTTTATGTGTCGATACAATTTGTTTGTTGTCCTTTTTTAGATAAAGAAATAATCCATCGTGTTGTACTGTATTATCAGGATACATTAATCTGGCACCTACCGTACCACAATTAGGATAAGTCTTGAACGTTTTAATCATTTCAAATAATACGTTGTTCAACAATTTTATGTCATTATTACAAAACAAAATATATTCGTATTCTTTAGTTACATAATTTTTTACAACATCGTTATTTATTTTGGCGAAATTATAATAGTCATATTCAATAAATTCTATGTTACCAAGAGTTAGAATGTTTTTTTTTATCCATTCTTTTTCTTCATCCGTTGAGCCAGTATCTGCAATGAATATTTTAAATAATTCAGGGTTGCAATTTGTATAAAACGAATTAATACAATCTAGCAGTAACTCATTATTACTCTTATTGGGTATAATGACCGCAACTTTACCAAACTTATTAGATAATTTTTCTTTGATTTCAGGGATAAAAACTTTTTCAGGTTTTAAGTCCAATGGTAACTTACTACCCCACTTTTGTAAAAACTGATTTTTACTAATCCAAAATTCTTCATTTGGTTGACCAACAGATTGGTGCGTAATTTCAAATGATGATGTTACCCCAATTTTAACGCCATCTAAATAATTAGGAATACAAAATCCGTGGTCGTAAAAGTGAAACTTTCCAATTGTTTCATCGAATTTATGTTTTATTTTGGTTTTATCGAAACTAATAAATAATCCATCAATTGTGACAACAGGAATCAAAAATGGTAATTTTGGCGAATACTTACTTAACCATTTTTTTTGTCCATCAGGGTGGTGATAAACCTGACCTACCATAGTTTGATTCATCTTTTCCCAATAAACACCAGACTCAGGAAAATAACATGAACCCGCTTTTCCTATTATAGAGTAGTCAGGATTTTCTTCGAAATCCTTTAATAGTTTTTTCCCCCAACCTGTTTCTAATTTTATATCATCGTGACATAAAACCAAAATATTATTTGATGAACTATCAATAATTTGATTGTAGGCTTGAGCCAAAGATTTTTCACCGTTATTAATTACTTCAATAACCTCAACATCTTTTATTCCACAAGTTTTTTTAAAGTATTCTCGTAGAGTTGGATTTGAGGTTCTTGTGCTATATCCAATTGTTATCATTATTCGAATACTTCAATATTATGGGTTTTGTTTACCAATTTGGACCACCTGCCGTTATAACGAGTTGCCCTTACAATATGGTTATCAATCCAATGGTAGTTTCCTCCTCTTGGTTTGTTAAATATAATATTATGGTATTTAAAATTCCACTTATCTAACCACTGTTTTGTTACCAATTCGTGTTCATCAGTTCTTGATGTAAAAAATGTTATTACGTGACCTTCATTATACCATTCATTTATTGTTTCTACTGAACCCTCAAATGGTTCAACAATTGACATACGTTCAGGTTGTTCATTTGGAACATCTTCTGTTATTGTCCCATCAATGTCAATTAAATAATTTTTTAATCCGAAAGCTAATTCGGGACTCACATTAGAGTCCAGTTGAACCAAAACCGTTTGCATTTCTATCTTTTTCTTTTATTTCTTCAACTTTAATTAAATCAACCCAATTTCCATTAACAACGGGACATAAAACTGCTTGTGCTACTTTCATTCCTTTTGTGATTGTAAAAGGTTCTTTATTTGTATTAAAAATTATAACCTTAACTTCTCCGTTATATCCACTATCTACAGTACCGGGTGAATTCAAAACCATTAAACCTTGATTGATAGCTAAACCACTTTTGGTTCTTACTTGGATTTCATAACCATCTTTAATATCAAATCTCAATCCTGTTGGAATAAGAGCTCTGCCAAATCCATCTATTGTTATTTCTTCGGTTGAATGTAAGTCAAATCCTGAATCGGAGCCATAGTTATACTTCGGTATAGTAGCATCTTTACTTATTGTTTGATATTTTAAATCCATCAATGTTTTCGGATTCATTAGTTCTTCATCAAGTTGTTTGATGTCAATCCCATAATTACTTTTTATGAAATCATACTCGACATCCGTCATATTCAATGATTCATCGTCCGATACTCCCAAATCTTCTTGTAAACTTTTGAGAGATTTTTCTAAATCTTTAAGTTGTTGTGAAATATCCATTATTTTAATTCTTTAAATTTTTTTATTACGTCTATTAATACCTTAACATCTTTTTCGCAGTATTCAGCAATTTGTTTCAATTTTGATTTTTTCCAATAAGCTTCGTGAACATCCTTACCTGTTATTTCGCCATCTTTTGATGACTCAACATTCATACTTGCACACATTAAATCAAGTGAACCAATGGATGAATAAGCCCCAAACTGCCAAAGTTCTTTTGTGTCAATCGCCTTTATTTCCCAAGGTTTGGTATCATAACTTGGTAATATTTGTGGAGGTAAAATTCCATTGATAACCATGCGTTTTGATAACATCGGAATATCAAAGTTTTTTAAGTTATGACCACAAAGATAAAATCCAAGTTTTCCACATCTGTCCAATAGTTTTTGTGTATCTCTCAAAACTTCTGATTCATCATCGGATGAAAATGTTTGAGTTTTTATTTCACCTTTATCAGTAACAAATGATGCACTTACACAAACAACTTTTGCGAATTCGGGAACAAGAGAGGACCTTAAACTGAAAACGTAGTCAAAAGATTTTCCGTCATCCTCAGGAAAACGTTTCTGAAACCAATCGAAGTAGTTTGAAAACTGTTCCGCAAGTCTCGGATATTTTTCCTTACATTGATTGTAATCATAGGTAATACCTACGGTTTCAATATCAAGAAACAAAATTTTGGTTAAGGGTATGTTCAACATTGTTTTTTTTATCAACTATTAATTTATACCATTCGGCTCTAGCCTTCGTTACATTTCTTAAATCATAAGTGTCTTTTACGGTTTCATAAAGACGTTCACCCAAATCTACAATCATATTTGGATTATCTACCAACTTTTTGATGTTTTTAGCCCAATCACTATGATTTCTTGATTCAGGAACCAATAGTGCGTTCCCATCTGTAAATTGTCCGTTCTTAATAGCATGTTTCAAATCAATCGTGTATGGACCAACTTCTGATGCGATAAGTGCCTTTTTATAAAAACCTGCTTCAATAACTTTTAATTGAGATTTGACGATATTGAACATATGACTTTTGATTGGTGCAATTGAGATATCAAATTTAGAGTAATTTCTAGCATATTGTGTAATATCTTTTGTCCAAACTCTTCTGTAATTTTCATTTTTTTCATTCTCGAAAGGTTGCTCAATAAATTTATCTAAGAAAAGTTTATATTCAGGTGTGATAATTTGATATCTGTTTGTGAATATCTCTTCGTATTTTGCCCAAACCGTTTCGTGAGGTTGAATTGGTCTTTGTTTTTGTTCACCTGTTTGTTTGTTAATTTCAGTGATAGTTCCCCTTGTGTCAAATCCGCACACTACATATTGGATTTTATCTTGAATAGGTGATAATTTAGAAACCATACCTTCTAACAATTGAAGGTCATGCAAGTGTGAAGAGCCTCCTAACCAACCAATTCTTATCTTATCAGACTTTTCTGTTGGTTCGTTAAATTGTGGTTCAGATGGGTCAATCGCATTTGGGAAAATCTCAACATTTTTATTAATCTTCTTTAACTCTTTTGCGAAGATAGATGTCGTTGTTGTTACATAATCAGGATGTTTCAGGTTTTCGACAATCTTTTCATTGATTTTGTTTTGACGTATAATATCGTGAATTGGATGTTCTTTGCCTGGCATCCAATAGTCATCGATGTCAATTATTGTTACAATATTTAATGATTTTAACATCCTAATGATATTCGGAGTATGTTCATACATATTGCCGATATTTCTGTGAATATGAACAATTTGGTATTGTCTCCAATAGTTGATGTCATTGATACGTGGTTCGTAGTCAATGTCTACGTGAAAATCGTTAGGATACATATTTTGTAACATAACGTGGGGGTCAACAGACCTAAATTTGCCCACGCCAGTTTTGTCTGATGGGAGCACTAACACTTTGATTTTTTCGCTCATATATGAATTGATTTGTGAAAAATATAAAGATTATCTATCAGAATATCAACACACCTAAAACAAAAAACCCCTAAAACTTAACTAACCTTTTTTATCTTAGTTAACTTCCCTTCAAAAATATGATTACCTACTTTGAAAGTAAAGTTATCTTTGGTTCGTTGAGTTGATTCTATTAATAATCCGTTCTCTCTTAGGACTTCCTCTACTGTTTCTCTTACAATTGCAGCAATTTCATTTTTGTCAATTGATGGAGATTCAATATGCTTAGGAAGTGGTCCTGTTGTTTTTTTAGATTCGACCACATTTTGTTTATTAGTTCCCATCAGTCGTGATGCTTTAGCCACTAAATCATCTGATAAAGTTGGGCCAGTTTGTTGAGGTTGATTAATTGGGTGTTCCATCATTAACCTTTTAATTTCATCAGGTAATTTTGAATTTCTGATTTTATCTTCCGTGATAGGGCCAGGATTTGTATTAACGGGTCTACTGATTTCTTGTTCTTGCATGAACTCTGATGGGATATTATATTTTGCTGGTACTGGTGTAAAAGTTTCTACATCAGGATTTGACATCATCATAACATCACTTTCGCTGACACTACCTCTTGGCATTTCTTTATGTTTATCCATTATTTTTTTTGATATCATCAATTTTTGTATCAAATCATTTTCTGTTCTCATAATTATTCTTGGTCAAATTGTGCATTTATTAAAACTCTTGTCATACTCCTATCTCCATTTTTATTATAATTAGGTCTAGGGTCAAAAAACTTAATATCCAAAGGTCTAAACATAGTAATTTTATCTAATCTGAAAAGCCTCCAACCAGGTAAAGGTTGTTTTCCTTTATATGCCGTATGTGACGCTCCTTCATAATCCCAAGCTCTTAAAACCAAGTTACCGGCTTTACTATATCCTAAACAAACAGGTTCAATTTCTCTTAATCCTTTTCCTCCTGGTTCATCTCCGATATAGTAAATTACACATTTATTTTTTTTGGAAATAGCATCCCTGACAGCACCTAAAGACGCCACTTCTAAAATAAGAGTTTTGAGGGAGTTGTAAAGTTTCATTAAGCGCTTGGTGTTGTATATGGACTTTGAGGTTTGTATTTCGCGCCGGCAAACGCTTCTTTTCTTTTAAGAATATCATCTGATGTTCCTGCGTTATAATTATTTGTATCCAAAAATTGACCAGTTCCACGACCCATATTATCACCATCAGCCAAAGCATCAGGATTTGTGCTCGTGTATTGATTTTGGTCCAAATAATCATTGATTGCCTTAATTTTTCTTCTTTGTTCGTCTGCAACCGCAGTCATTTTATTTGCTGGTTGTGCAGTATCGATTGGAATTCTGACTGACATATTAAATAATTTTTTTCATCAATTCGTTTATCCTTTTCAGGGCTTCGGTGATTTTTACGTCATCGTTATTTTTTCTGTGTGATTTACTTGGTCTATTCATAGATGAAATATCATCTTGTTGTTTTTCTTGATTGAATTCGTTTGGCATTCCAGTATCCGATGCAATTTTTTTTGAATTATAATTATCATCTCTCAAATATCTTAAGGTTTCATCTACCCATTTTTTCATATAATCACCACCATTCAATACATAAGATTTTTCTTGGACATCTCCTTTGAAGTTATCGAAGTAATTTTTGATTCTTTTTAGTTGTTGGTATGTGATTTCGTTTGCATTCTGAAGTTCAGTATTTCGTTTGTGACCTTCATCAGTTGACTCGGAACTTACTGAGTTGAATGAATTACGCATATGTTCACGTATTTCATCAGGAACTTTGACTTTTTTATTATACAAATCCTTATTCACTTCTCAACATTTTGATTAGTTGGTTAATCGAGATACCCCCTTTTTCTGCCATTTTTTTTATTGAATCTAAGTTTTTCTTTACCATTCTAGACACGGGAGTATCCTCGGCCATATCTTTTCTTATAACATCAGCATCATCAGAATTTTTTTTAGATAAAAGATTTTCAATCATTTTTTTCATCTCAAGTTTCTCCATTTCAGATAGAGTGAGTTTGGCGATGAATCCTTTTTTATTTCTGTATTTAGATTTTTTGTCTCGTTTACCTGTTGGGTCTTTACCAAATTGTTTTGTTCTAGCTTTCGCCTCCTCGGGTTCCATACCCATTTTTTTAACTAAAGTTTTGTAGGTTTTTTTACCATCCAAATTTTTTGTTTCTTCATAACCAAACGCTTCAGAATAATCTACCTCATTGACAACAGGTTCTTCTTCTTTTGATTCGCCATAATAGATACGACTATAACCTCTTGTAACAGGATTGTTGGTTTGTCTTGTTGTAATAACAGTTTGGTCCATCGTTCTACGAGGATGAAAAGATAAGTCTAATATTGGAGTAGAAGAAGTTGCAAAAGACCCATCAGGTTCAATTAATTCATCGAGTTCCTTTTCAACTTCATCAGTTGATTGTGGTTTCTTTTTCTTAGAAAGAATTTTAGAAATCAAAGATTTTATTTTTGGTGAATCTTTTTTATCAAAATCTCTCTTCCTATCGCTTCGTCTTGATTCATTCAAGGTTTCCCCCACTGAATAATACAAAGAAACTTTATCCCCCATATCTCTCAAAAAGAAATAATAAGGCGAACTATAATATTCTTGATTGTAATTTATCATAGTTTTTTACAATAAATACTCTGATGTTGTGTATTTATCTATAAAAAATAAAATGGCACAACAAAACATTAATCAGTATGTTTTCAAGAAGTTTTATTTAGATAGTCATTTCTACGATTTGAATGATATATCATTAGCTTCCGACGAGTTGGATTTCAATCAAGAAGTAGTTTTTTCACCTTATTTGATTGCCCAAACATACGGTAATCGACTGCCATTTTATTTTGATTTGAATAGTTTGTCGTCAAATCAAAGGTTGAGTTTATCTTATGGTGAATATAATTTCAACAATGTTCTGATTTCTGAAAATTATTATAATCCTAATGGATTGGATTTAACTTGTTTTAGTTCGGAAACTTTGTGTGACATAGGTTTAACAGGTATTGATAATGGTTTGGTAACGGGAATGACCGGACAAACCATCACAATAACTCAAGGATTATTTTCGGATTCAGATAAGTTTGGTAGATATAATTTCGATAGAAGATTAAAACTAACTCAAGTCACAGGATATACATCATCTCCAAATGTTAGGTTTTCAGGAATATCGGCCCAAACAATATATGAAATAGTATCAAAGATAGACCCCTACATTGGTTATTACCAAGAGTTATATGGTGGATTTTACCAAGGGTTTTACAAGTTATTTGGTTATGATTATGACCTATTTCCATCAAGAATGAATAAAGGATGGTCCGTGGAAATGATTATTAAACCTCGTTTGACAAACGAATTTAGTGCAACGACAGGCCAAACAACATTAAATGAAATTTATCCTGATAATAGAAATATGTTCTTTTATATGGGAACAAGAGCCGAAAACAAGTACGGTCATCACGCAAACGGTGTTCCATCATCTGACACAGGATATACAAGAGTTACGGAATCATTAGCAGATTGTTTAAAAACTTGTGCTTGTTCAAATACTGGTGTCACAAATTCAAGATGTGTTGACGTATATGAACCAACAGGAATTACGGTTTCTCACGCAGTAGGTTGTGGGTGCGGATGTAATTCAGGAACGATATCAAATATTCCTGATAAAGACCCAATCTATGATTCGATGTCAAACGCAATTTCTCTGAGATTGTGTGGTGAAGATGGGAATCCTAAAATTGGTGTGAGAATTTTGAGATTTACTGGCGACTGTGAAACAACGGGTTCTTGTGAAACAAGTGGTATTACTTATTCGACGGGATATACAATAGATAATTACTGTTCTCCAAATGGAATATATGATTATTGTTTGGGTGTAAATTCTGCTTATACAACCTCTGAACATTGGTTTTTGGTTGATGTGGTTTGGGAACGTTACACATGGCTTGATACTTGTGATTTATATTTTAGAGGAGGATTAGGTGATATCACAAAATTGGTTTACTTGGATTCGTTGGCAAACAATTCAGTTTATTTGATAAGTCCACCTGTGACACATCAAAATCTAACACCTGAGCAAATTGAAATAGTTCAGTTAAATGAAAAATGGTTGATAGACAAACACTACAGAAACGGTAGATTGAAAATCTACGTAAATGGAAGAATATTTTACACCATTGAAGATGTAGAAGAGATAATACCAAGAGCTCTAAATGCTGACAAAGAAAAACAAATTGGAGTTCCTTTTAATATATCTTGGGGAGGTGGGACGCAAGGACTAAGAGAGAATTTAGTTTTTTCAGCATGTCCAACAGGATTGACAAATTCTTATATACAGGACCCTGAGTTATTTCCTAATAACGTTTTGAGTGCAACATCTTTATCGTCATTAACAACTAACATACTGATTGAACAAAATTTTGCAGGAACATTCGAGGGTGGTATAAGTCAATTCAGAATGTATGTTAGTCCATTAACCGCACCAGAGGTCAAACATAATTTCCTTTTGTTAAAAGATAAGTTTGATATGTTTAATCCTGATTGTCCAAAGTGTTACCCTGTTTGTGATACAAACGATATAACCTATAATCTACCATAATAATGCAACAAGTTATAACGATTGAAAGTGTAAATTTTTCAGGGGAAACTGCTCAGATTATGTTCACTCCGTATGGAAAAACAATTTCATTTTATCTTGGTGAACAAGTTTTACCTTACGTTTTTAGTTCCAATACTTTATCACCACCTCAATATATTTATGGTGACTATTCGATTTATATAGTTAACAAGGATTGTTCTTATACAATTTCGGTGCCGATGCCAACTCCAACACCAACACCTACCCCATCGGTTACAAGAACCCAAACTCCGACCCCAACACCGACTGTGACCGTTACACCAACAATAAATCCTTGCCCAACTAAAACGCCTACACAAACGCCTACACAAACTAAAACCCCAACAATGACTCCTTCAGTAACAAGAACACCTTCATCAACACCAACGTGTTAAATGACAAAGTAAATATTTAATTCATAATATGTTTGGTTATTATTAAATTCAGTAAAAGGTGTATTTATCGGTATGAATATAATTCAGGTTAATAATGTAACGGGAACCCCACCATATAGTATAAGTATTTGTGATTTAACTCTCACAACCTGTTACCTATTGTCTGAAATTCTAACAACAATTCCACCGACAATAGAAGACCCTATACCGGCAGAGTTCGAGGGGTTGAATCCTTTGATTTTGAAAATTGTCGATGGGGTTGGTTGCGAAACATTCCAAGTGATAGATTGTACAATATCACAAACACCAACCCCCACATTTACACCAACACCAACCGTAACTCCATCTGTAACCCCTACAGTTACACCAACATCCAATACTCCAACAGTAACCCCCACAAATACAGTTACTCCAACAGTTACACCTTCAATTACTGCAACACCAACACTGACAAGAACGCCAGCGCCAACAACAACACCAACCCAAACACCAACTCCTACAATAACACCAACAAATTTAACATTATCTTTTATATCTTGTTGTGGTAATTTTGTTTTTGCTGTATCTAACGGTAAAATAGAGGATGTGTTAGACCAAACTAAAACATACTATGTTGAAACTGACTCAGGTTTTAGTACTTGTGCAACAGTTGGGTTTGGTAGACCGAGTGCAACATATACTTACACCGCTCTAACTGAATATAATACTTGTGATTTATGTTTGTCGGCCGAGACAGGTTCTAGTGTATGTCCTACACCTACTACAACACCAACACCAACGGTAACTCCAACCTCAACTTTATTACCTCTAACATTTAGCTCTTGTTGTGGGGGATATATATTCAACCTGATAGATAATGTTGGTTATATAGATAAGGTGGACCCCACAAAAGTTTATTATTTCGAAACTGACGCATTTAGTGGATGTTCTGTGGTTGCAAGGGAGTTTACAAATTTCTATTACAACTTACAGAAAGTAGTTATATATACAGGATGTACAGAATGTTTAAGTGCAACGACAGGTAGTGCTACTTGTCCAACCCCTTCTCCAACACCGACAAATACTGTCACACCAACCAATACGCCGACTAATACCCCGACAAATACAGAGACACCAACTAACACTCCGACAAATACTTCTACAAATACAGAAACACCAACTAATACACCAACTAATACATCGACACCAACTAACACTATAACACCTACCAATACAATAACATCAACTAATACTTCGACCATAACTCTCACTCCAACAAATACTCCAACTGAAACCACAACAAGTACCCCAACTAGAACTCCAACAAAAACACCATTCCCGTCAAAAACACCAACATCAACCGTGACTCCAACAGTTACACCTACTGTAACTCCAACACCAGGTGAAACTCCAACACCTACACCAACTCAGACAACAACCAACACACCAACTAATACTGAGACACCGACTAACACACCAACGAATACTGAGACACCGACTAACACACCAACGAACACAACAACACCAACTAATACCCCGACTAATACTGTTACACCTACTAGCACTAAGACACAAACTCCCACTACAACACCAACCAATACACAAACCCCAACTAATACAATCACCCCGACAAATACACAAACGCCAACTAATACAATCACCCCGACAAATACACAGACACCGACAAATACATCCACTGTCACCCCAACCAATACTCCGACAATAACCCCTACTAATACACAAACTCCTACCCCAGCAGTTTCCCCTTCCCCAACTAACACCCCTACTAATACCACAACTCAAACACCTACTAATACCCCAACTAATACCACAACTCAAACACCTACTAATACCCCAACTAATACTGTAACATCTACGAATACTCAAACACCTACAAATACTCAAACGCCAACAAATACGGTTACACCAACTAATACCCAAACACCTACCAATACTAAAACGCCAACGAATACGCTGACTCCTACGAATACTCAAACGCCTACCAATACTCAAACACCTACGAATACTCAAACACCTACGAATACTGTTACTCCGACTAACACACAAACGCCAACTAATACTGTTACACCCACAAATACTATTACTCCGACTAACACACAAACTCCAACTAATACTCAAACTCCCACTAACACACCAACACCAGGTGCAACCCCGTCGCCAACATCTACTCAAACTCCAACTAACACTCCAACTTCTACGACAACACAAACTCCGACTAACACACAAACTCCGACTAACACACAAACTCCGACTAACACTGTCACGCCAACCAATACACAAACACCAACTAATACACCAACTAACACTCAAACCCAAACATCAACAAATACACCAACAAATACTCAAACACCTACTAATACCCCTACAAATACTCCTACAAATACTCCTACGAACACAACAACTCAAACACCTACAAACACGCAAACGCCTACTAATACCCCTACTACTACCCCTACAAACACTTCGACACAAACACCAACAAACACTCCTACAAATACTTCAACGCAGACGCCTACAAATACACCAACCAACACACAAACACCTACAAATACTACAACCCAAACACCAACTAATACACCAACGAATACTCAAACTCAAACTGTAACACCTACTAAAACACAAACTCCAACTATAACTCCTACACCAACAACTCCTCTACAAATTGCGGCTGTTGATTGTTGTGGAAATGGTAAAATTTATCAAACAGGAGCTTTGTTTACTGCTGGTGATGTTGGAGATTTTTACTTGATGGAGTTTACCGTGGGTGGCAATCCTTACTATGCTTGTGTGACAATCACGTCCAACGTTTCCCCTAATCTGAATTACTCAATTGTGGGTTACATTTTAGAGGACGACTGTTTTACTTGCCAGTCTAATAATTCAGGAATACTAGCTCCTTGTGTTGACATTAGTCCGAGTCCAACATCGACTCCAACTATAACACCTACAACAACACCTACTTCAACTACGACCCCAACACCTACCCCTACACCTGGTCAAAGTCCAAGTCCCACATCAACACAAACACCAACTCAAACGCCGACCAATACTGTAACTCCAACTAATACTGTTACACCTACCAATACTGTTACACCTACCAATACTACCACACCAACAAATACTGTCACGCAAACACCAACATTGACGCCAACTCCGACTATTACACAATTTCCACCCGTAGTTGGATTATTTACTGGTTGTTGTGATAACAGACAAATAAGAATTTTTGATATACCTTTTGCATTTGCCCCATTAGTTGGTAACTATTATTACGTAGAAACGATAGGATTCAGTGGATGCGTTAGATGTGTGAATAAAATCGGCATACCTGAAAACTTTCAATATCAAAGTATTTTGTTACAATCTTCTTGTGAGGATTGTACATCAACAAATCCATGCCCAACACCAACACCCACACCTACGAGTACTGTGACTCCGACTGTGACACCAACAACCCCTGTTTGTGATTGTTATTTTATAACAGTTAGTATTGGTAGGACTTCGACAGCATTAGTATATGTTGATTGTAATGGTGTATCTCAATCGGTCGCACCAGGAGTTTCAGGTAATTTTTGTGTAAGGAGTATAACTAGTTTCGGTTCTGGGACTGCTGAATTAATTGGTGCTTGCGTAGGGGGTGTTTGTCCTACACCTACTCCGACACCAACAAACACACAAACACCGACAAATACCGTAACACCGACACCAACTGAAACACCTCCACCAACTCCACCTGCAACACCAACATCAACCCCAACACCTACCGTAACACCAACATCGAATCAAAAATCATTCAGCGCTTGTTGTGATTTACTATCAGGTACCACATACAATTTCAGTGGTTTTGGTATGACATATAATACAATTTATGGTCTTGACCAAAATCTTACGTATTATTTTGATGGAAATGGATTACAAGGGTGTTTCAGAATTGTAAATCAACCGGCTGAAAATTTATATTACCTAAATTCAAATACAGGTTCTACATTTGCAAGTTGTAGTGGTTGTACAAACTCACAAGGTGAATGTTCTTTCAATCCAATTTATCAAATGTGTCAGTGTTCGGCGACAACCGATTTAACAAAAAACATTTATGTTTTTTATGATGCAAGTCCTTCGTACTCACCGTCAACATTAAGTGGGGCATCTCAAAATATTAGGTCTTGGTATTCGGATTTAGTAAACAATAGCGGTTACACTGGAAATTTATACGAAATGGTGGTATACGGTATGAATTGGATGTGGTGGTCTTGCTATCCGTATTTGGGGTCTTTATTGGGAGGAACATTGTCATCAGGATTTATAAGTAATCCTTTGAACTGTTATGTTGTTGATGGGGGTGTTGGTACAGTGAACTATAATATCAACAGAGGTTTAAATTTCGATGGGACAAAAAACCAATATTCGAGTGGTATAAGAAATTCTTTCTCATCTGACACGGTAAATTCATCACCGATATATACCTATGGTGGAAACGTAGATTCATTCAGAGATACTAACTATATCACTATTAATATCATAAATGAGGCTCAAAACGCTTATACTACCAACACTAGTGGATATAATACATCAGGTAATACAACTAATCAACCGGATAATTTTAATTTCAATTTAACTAATGTGTTAGATGATTATGAGGCATATTTGAATGTTTGGTATGATTTGAAATATGTATCTTTAGGGGAAATAGAAAACTTTTTATATCCTGAACCTTCTTTTGCAGGAATATTACCTCAACCATATAACCTACCTATTGGATATCAATTCATTTTAACTTCTTTGGCTATAATTGAAGGCGAGACAAATACATCGACATATTTTGGTAACAAATACAATTTCAATGGTGGTGTATGGCCGTTTATAAATCCTGTTATGTCACCTAATTGGACATTTGTTACTTTGGAAACAATAAATCCTATTACAGCGTTTACGGCTAGTACGGTTTATCAAAACCTGACTCCATCATTACAAGATGGTGTAGGATTGAAAAACTTTAATTGGCAGATTGACCCAACTGTAACAGGGTTCTCGACAACAAATATCACAAATTCATTCAATAGAATTATTTCATATAACGAACCTACGGATAATTGTGTATTTGTAGATGAACCACTTCCGATAAACTTAGGTGATGTTGTAGGATTGTCTAATTTATCTGGTTGTTGGACTTTGGTAGATATTATTGATTCATCACCATCTGTCATAAGCAGTTATATTACAGGTGCTACATTTGATAATTGTGAATTATGTTCCGCCCAAGTTACTAGATGTTTCAGCTCTTGTTGTAATTCAATAAAGTTCATTTTTGCTGATGAATTTGCATCCATACCATATAACTATGAAATAGGAGAAACGTTATATATTGTTTCGGATTTGTTTGTTGGTTGTGCAACGATAATAGAATCCAATCCAACTACAATCTACACATTAACTAATCCACCTGCATTATCATCAGTCTATAACGATTGTGATGCATGCCAATTGGACATTTATGGTACAATAAATTGTGTAAGCCAAACTCCAACTAAAACACCAGCTCCAACTCCTACACCAACCAAGACACAAACGCCAACCACAACCGTCACACCTACTAACACACAAACTCCTACAAATACTCAAACACCGACAAATACTCAAACCCCAACCGTAACACCAACTGTAACGGTTACTCAGACACCGACTTTGACCCCAACCCCCGCACCTCAATTCCAAGTTTGGGAATTCAGAGATTGTTGTACTCAAACCGATGTAAAATATTATTTATTAGATACTTTCACACACTCTTGGTCTGTCGGAGATGTAGTCACCGATACAACAAATAATCAATGTTATAGTGCTTATCAGTATCTGCCTGAGGAGGGCACTTATAGTGAAAGCTATACAACTACCGCTTATACAACTTGTTGGGAATGTGTACAAACTGTTGGTTGTCCTATGATATTTTTAGATTGTTGTTCAGGTGATACACAATTTGTTGTTAATGTCGTGCCGACGGGACAAACAACACAATATGGTACTCAATTCTCTTATGATTTACAAATAGGAAATACTACAACAACTCAAGGTACGGGAGGATTAGGTGGAGGTACGGCCGTCGGAGTTTGTTTATATTTCAATGGAAGTTCAACCATTGGGTCTGTAAACCCACAAGTACCGTTCCCTGTTAGTTCATTCTTAAGTGATTGCTCAACATGCGAGTCTAATTATCTAAATCAATATTGTACAAGAGCAAGATTTACAGATTGTTGCACCGAAACACTAACATATTATTTCAATGTAAATAATACAGGTTGGGATATTGGTGATATTGTACAATATGAAGACCCGACCATAACAGGCACAAAATGTTTTAAATTGGTTGCATTTGATAATAGTCAATCAGGTGTTTTCAGTTATGAAATTCCGGATTTCCAAACTGGAGAATGTCTTCAGTGTCAACAACAAAACAAGTGTGAGTGTGGATTTACCGCTTATGATTTTATATCTTGTTGCGATGACCCATACGGTACTCCAACTTTAGTCACATTTGGAATTGTTCCTGAAAACTTCGTGGCGGGTAATGTTGTTATTAATCCTGATGACAGTCTACCATATTCTATGGTAAGTGCTTCAACAGGTAACTTCGGTACTAACTGTTTTATAAATTACGACTATATCAATTGTACGGTAGCGTTAAACAATCTAGGTAACCCGTGTGGGTTTGGAGTTAGGGATTACACAAATTGTTGTGATGGTGGAGATATAATCCCTATTTATGATGCGGGATATTCTATATATTTCCAACCTGTGATTGTTTATAATGATTTGTGTTATAGTAGAGGTGGGGGTAGTGTTGAAACAACAGGTGCAACAATTGCTTGGACAGGTTATAGTGATTGTAATGGTTGTACAAGTGTGAATTTAGAATCGTACGTTTTGAGTTCATGTACAGTGAGTGGGTTGACCTTTACCGCCGACAGTACCACAACTTTGTTGGAAAATAACACATATAACATTACAGGATTCCCTGATGTATTTTACAAAGACCAAGAATTTGTATATGGGATAGGTTTTAGCGGTCTGAATGCACAGGTTTCAAGTTTATTACAACTCACTCAGAAAGCCGATACAATAATTTATGGTGGTTCTTTTTCAGCATACAACGGAAATATCGCTTATTTGTACACATCCACAAATGGTGTTGGAACTTTCGATTCTTTATTTGATTCTAATGAGTTCCAAAATTATACAGATGCGGGTGGTGCCAATTCTTATGTTTTCGATACAATTGAACAGTCAACAGGGAATATAATTTTGGGTGGTAGATTTACAGGTTATGGAGTAAATAACGTTAACTATATCGTCAGAACAACCGATGCAGGGGTTTACGATAATACATTCTCTTCAAGTACAGGATTTAACCAAGAGGTTTATGTATTAACTTTAGATACATTAGTACAAGATAGATTTTTTGTTGGAGGTACATTTACCACATATTCAGGATTTTCAAGTCCAGGATTAATAAAGTTGAAATCCAATGGGGAAATAGATACCTCTTTTGTCAATTATGGTAATGGTGCTGAAATGAGAGATATTTTTACAATCAAATTACAATCTGACGATAAAGTTGTTGTCGGTGGAAATATAACTGGTTATAATTCCAACCCTCTTAAAGGTATTATGAGGTTAAATACGGATGGTACTTTGGACACTACATTCTCTGGTACTGTAAACAACGTTGGAGGTTTAGGAGGTGCAATAGACTTAGTGATTCAAAACGACGGTAAGATTGTTGTGGTTGGTGGATTTTCATCGGCAAATACCCAAAATATTGTAAATATCGTACGATTCGATTCTGGCGGGACAATCGACAATACATTCAACGCCCAATCTTGGTCTAGTGGATTTACCTCGACCCAAATTTTTTTGAAAATCCTTCTTTTGAGTGATGGAAAATTTTTAGTTGGTACTAACAAGAATATTGGCAAATTGTACTATGTTAACTCAGATGGTTCTCTTCTTCAAACTATGACAGGTAGTACAAATAGTGAGTTTTACGATATCATCAAAATAGACAATCAAAGTGGAAGATATTTAGTTGGTGGTAATTTTAGTAGTATTACAATTAATAACGTAACATATAATGCAAACAATATAATAGGGATAGAAAGAATCGAAGAAAATTGTTTCACCGTTATCGATACACTCACAGGTTGCGTTAATTCACAATTTACAGCAACGGTAAACGGAGGTCCTTATGTTGATTGCGCGAACTGCTTATCACCTGTTAGTTCTACCCCAACACCAACACCTACTCCGACACCTACTCCGACACCTACCCCAACAAAAACAGTAACCCCTACTGTTACACAAACTAAAACACCGACAAAAACACCAACCCCAACAAAGTCACAAACGCCGACACAAACTCCGACTTTAACGCAGAGCCCTACAAATACTCAAACACCAACTCAAACACCTACAGTTACAAAAACACCTACTGTCACACCGACTCCAACTCAAACGAACTTTGAGGTCACTCTAGAAACAGAAAGTTGTTGTACGTCACAGACATATTATGTAAGGTTGACCGGTTTAACTTCTTTACAATATAATGAATTTATAACCGCACAAGTGTTCCAAATTTACTTAGCACCACCAAATAACATGTGTCTACAGGTGCTTGGATTAAGTAGTAACTCTCCTGACATAACAACATCTTTATCAGCATCATATAAAGTTAGTCGTGATTGTGATGAATGTATTTTTATTAACACACCGAGTGATTGTTGTTGCGGACCGAACATAACTAATATAACTTATTCATTCCAGCAAAATGGTGGTTGGACTTATAGTGTGTTTTTTGATTTAATTGATTGTAATTCTTGTTGTGATGTAAATGTCCAATATTCTACAGTGAGTCCGAATGGTCCTTGGTTAGGTTTTATCGGAAGTGTTAATTTTTCTTGTACATCTCCCCAAACAGTAAACAATGGACCAATTCCGAATTCATTCACAAACTTATTTTTCAGAGTTGTGAAAATTTGTTGTGACCCACTTTCAGAAGGTGCTTGTCCTCCAGCGGGTGATAGAAGTTCAGTTATTTGTCAACAAGTATCAGGGTTTTCTAATACATATACAATCACAAGAATTCAGGGTTGTAATATCTATAGTATGACAAGAGAACCATTGGGATATACAACTCTGACAAACATTTCGAGATACGCTCAACCTCCCACTTCTTTAGCAACTAATATTTGGTATGAAGATATTGAGGTTCAATTATCATCAGGTTCTTTGACCACTTTTGCCAACATTTATAGTCCTACCAACAAAATGTATTTTGCGGATATGAATAATATATATGAATTTACAACTACAGCCACAAATTTCAATCCGATATATAATAGAACTATAAACGTAACTGGTGGTAATATAATAAAAATCGCAAACAACCAACCTGGTACAAACAACATCCTACATTATGTAAAATCTGTTTTAGGGGTTCAGAAAATGTATAGAGTAAATATAGCAACCTCAACACCTGTAGAAACTTTCCTATTTGACTTACCTAGTGGTGGTACATTGAACGGTTCTATACATTTGTACGAAGAACCTTCTAGTTTTGTTTTACCAATCAAAGTTGGCGTTGACACTTATTTAGTGGATATAATTTACAACCAATTCACATTTACTTACTCGGTACAATCTACAACCCAAAAGTTAAACTTACCTGTATCTAATGGAGCGTCAGGACCGTTTTTCCCATTCCCAGGCATTACTTTACCTCAGTTTTATGTTGCAACAGTCAATGGTGCAGTGTTCAACATAACTTTTTCATCCGGTAACTACGTATTCACACTTGTATCAGGAGATATGATACCAGGTCCTCCTGGTACAACATACACAACAATTACAGATTTAACTCACGACCCTAAATGCGCTCCGTGGGGATTACCATAGTAAATCACTTAAATAATCTATTTATTTGTTTTTTTCAAGTATTATTTTTATATCAAAATAGAACAATAATATATGAAAATTTTTATTCAAATTGCGTCTTATAGGGACCCCGAATTAGAAAAAACAATTAAATCAGCAATCGAAAATGCAAAAAAACCAAAAAATTTAGTTTTTGGAATTGCCCGTCAATATCATCCTGATGATAAATTTGACACTTTAGATGAATATAGAAAAGATAAAAGATTTAGAATACTTGATATTTTTTATTTAGAGTCAAATGGCGCTTGTTGGGCAAGAAATCAAATTCAACAACTATATCAAGGTGAAGAATACACCTTACAAATTGACTCACATATGAGGTTTGCACCAAATTGGGATGATGAAATGATTAAAATGATTAAACAATTACAAAAGAAAGGTCATAAAAAACCTCTTCTAACGGGATATGTTTCATCGTTTAATCCTGATAACGACCCACAAGAAAGAATTCAAGAACCTTGGAGGATGGTGTTCGATAGATTTATACCTGAGGGGGCGGTTTTCTTTTTACCTGAAACAATACCAAATTGGCAGGAATTGAAGGAACCTGTTACTGCGAGATTTTACTCAGCACACTACTGCTTCACATTAGGTGAATTTTCTAAAGAAGTTCAACACGACCCCGAATTCTATTTTCACGGAGAAGAAATTTCAATCGCAGCAAGAGCTTACACACACGGATATGATTTGTTTCACCCACATAAAGCATTAATTTGGCACGAATATACAAGAAAAGGTAGAACTAAACAATGGGACGATGATAGAGATTGGGTTTCAAAAAACAACAGAGCACATCTTAAGAATAGAAAATTATTTTCTATGGACGGTGAAACTTATAATCCCGATGAATTTGGAATTTATGGATTTGGTACTGAAAGAACATTAAGGGATTATGAAAAATATTCAGGATTGTTATTCGAAAGAAGGGCAATCCAACAGGAAACAATCGATAAAACATATCCCCCAAACACATATAATTTTGAGAACGAAGAGGATTGGAAAAATAGTTTTGCATCAATTTTCAAACATTGTATTGATATTGGTTATTCTCAAGTTCCGGAAGAAGATTATGAATTTTGGGTAGTTGCATTTCACAACGAACAAGACGAAACAATTTTCAGAAAGGATGCTGATGTAAATGAAATTAACAGAATGAAAAATGACCCTGATGGATATTGTAAGGTTTGGAGAGAATTCCAAACATCTCACAAACCAAAGTATTGGGTTGTATGGCCATATTCCACATCTAAGGGATGGTGTGAAAGAATAACGGGGAATTTATGATATTGATTTCTCATAGAGGAAATATAAATGGTGAAAATAAATTAAGAGAAAACCATCCTGAATACATAGATGAAGCAATCTATTCCGGTTATGATGTTGAGATAGATGTGTGGGTTGTTAATGACAATATATTTTTAGGACACGATAAACCACTTTACGATATAAATCTTGATTGGTTAGAAGATAGAAAATCTAAATTATGGATTCACTGTAAGAATATTAACTCATTAATTTTTTTTAAAACAAATCAATATGAGTTCAATTATTTTTGGCATGAAACAGATACTATAACACTAACATCGCATAACCACATATGGGTTTATCCAGGTAAACAACCCATTAAAAATAGTATATCAGTTTTACCTGAATTGCACGATGATAATACATCGTTATGTATTGGTATATGTAGTGATGTTATAGAAAAATATAACAAAAAAATATGAACATAAAAAACTTAGAATTAACTGAAACACCTCAAGAATTGTTCGATTCGTTTAATAATTTTATTTTAAGTGAGGACACTAAAATCTTTAATAAATTAATCGCAAGAACACTTATATATAATAAAGTTAAAAATATTCCTGGAGATATAGTTGAATGTGGTGTTTTTAAAGGTACTGGTTTATATTCTTTTTTAAAATTGAAGAGGGTCTTTAATCCGAATACTCATAAAAAAGTAATTGGGTTTGATTATTTTGATAATGATGGTTTAGTATCAACCTTAACAAACGATTTAGATAAAACTTATATGAATAGTTTATTTAAAGAACGAAACTTTAATCATGATGAAAATTATAGAGATATTTTATATAATAAGATTTTAAATGATGGTTTTTTACCTAACGAATTTGACTTAATTAAGGGTGACGTATCTGTTACGACTCACATGTTCTCAAATGAGAATCCTGGTTTTAAAATTTCATTATTGTATATGGATTTAGATTTAGAAAAACCAACTTATGACACACTATCGAATTTTTGGGGCAATATGACTAAGGGAGGTATTATCGTGTTTGATGAATATGGTTACCACAAGTGGAGTGAATCTAAAGGGGTTGACCGTTTTATCCAAGAAAAAAACTTAGAGTTAAAATCTATAAATTTTTTATGTCCTACCGCTTATATACAAAAGTAATATGATTAAAACAATAATTTTTGATTTAGACGGCGTTTTATTAGATGCTAAAGAAATACACTATGAAAGTTTAAATAAGGCTTTAAAAGATGTTGGAGAACAATATGTAATTGAATGGAATGAACATTTAAGTTTATATGATGGTTTAAAAACAAATCAAAAATTAAAATTATTACACACTAATAAAGGTTTACCTACATCATCATTTAATGTGGTTTGGGAAACAAAACAAAAATACACTTTAAAAAAAATTCTTAATTTAGAAAAATCGCAAAAATTAATATTTTGTTTATCTGAATTATCAAAATTAAAATATAAAATAGTTTGTTGCAGTAACAGTGTCAGAAAAACTGTATTAACCGTGTTATCTAAACTAGAAATTATTGAATTTTTTGATTTGGTATTATCTAATGAAGATGTTAAAAACAGTAAACCTCATCCTGAAATTTTTTGGAAAGCGATTTCTATGATGGAATGTTTACCCGAAGAAACATTAATTATTGAGGATTCACCTTACGGTTTATTGGCCGCAAATAGAAGTTACTCAAATGTTTTAAGAGTTAAAAACGCTGATGATGTAACTTATGATAAAATCATAAAAAAGTTAAATGAATTAAATAATTCAAAAACTATTAAATCACCAAAATGGTCAGATAAAAAATTAAACATATTGATACCTATGGCCGGAGCCGGAAGTAGATTTGAGAGAGCGGGTTATACATTTCCAAAACCATTGATTGACGTTAATGGTGAGCCAATGATTAAATTAGTTGTCGATAATTTAAATATTGACGGTAATTATATTTTTATCGTTCAAAAAAGACACAGAGAAAAATATAACTTAGATACATTGTTAAATTTAGTAACCCCAACGTGTCAGATTGTTGAGGTTGACGGAATAACTGAAGGTGCTGCGTGTACTACATTATTAGCTACTAAGTTCATTGATAACGATAATCCATTAATAATTGCTAATTCAGACCAATTCATCGAGTGGGACTCCAATGAATTTATGTATAAAATGAATGAAACGGAGTGTGATGCGGGTATAGTTACATTTAAATCGACTCACCCAAAATGGTCATTTGTTAAATTGAATGAATTTGGGTTAGTGACTGAGGTTGCGGAAAAAAAACCGATATCAGATGTTGCTACTGTAGGTATTTATTTTTGGAAAAAAGGTTCAGATTATGTTAAATATGCAGAACAAATGATAGAAAAAAATATAAGAGTAAATAATGAATTTTATGTCTGTCCTGTATTTAATCAAGCAATTGAAGACTCAAAAAAAATTAAAACATTCAATGTTAATAAAATGTTCGGATTAGGAACTCCTGAGGATTTAAACACTTTTCTAAGTTTGGATTGAGATTTTATGAGAGATATTTGTTTTATTATTTTTACTAATGAGAATTATTTTGAATTACTAGAATTAACATTAAAATTTGTTGTTGACAATTGTTTTTTTTTAGGTAAAAAAATCTATGTTGTGTCAAACAAGATACCATATCAGATTGTTAATCCAAATGTCATTTTTTTAGAATCAGGAACGCCGTTTTCTATAGATGGTAGTCATTTTGGGCCAACAATGACTAAATGTTTAAGTGAAATACCTGAAGAATATATTTTTTGGTTATGCGATGATTACTTGGTCAAATCGCCAATTAAAAAAGAAAGGTTCGAAAACTTGGTAAATATTTGTGAGGATTTGAAAGCGGATTTTATTTCATTCAGCACCCAAAAACATTTGGAAGCGTTTATACGTAATTGGAAGAAATCCGAAATAGATTATGAAAAATACAACTACCCTAAGGATTGTTTCTATGAATTCGATGAATCCGCTAGACATATGTATTCAGTTCAGCCATGTATTTGGAAAAAAGATTCTCTGATTAAATTATTAAATTCGAACCCTATGATTTCACTACATCAGTTAGATAATACTGATATTAAAAATACTAAAGGAGAAAAAAGGAAGTTACAAGAGTTTTATAACTACTCATTCTACGAAAAAAAAATTAATTTTTTCGATTTTGGATTCAAAAACTATTGCTATCATTATCCTACTCTAACTTACCATGCCGACGAGAGAGAAATTGGTTCAGATTTTTTATTAATTGATTATATTGAGATTGTGAGACACGGTAAATTTTTGAATGCTGAAGTAAATTCTAAACTTTTATTAAAGGAAATTTTAGAATCTGAAAACATAAAACCAATAATTAATAAACTTAGTAAATTTTTTTAAAAAATGATGCCAGGAAATTGGGGATATTTAGGACCCGACGTAAAAGAATATTTAACTAGAAACTTTGATAAAGATTCATCAATATTAGATGTTGGTTGCGGACATGGTTTTTACTTCAAATTACTTAATAACCATTTCCAAAAATTTGATGCTGTAGAAATATGGAAACCGTATATTCAAGAATATGAATTAGAATCGATGTATGATAATGTTTACAACGTAAATATTATGGATTTTGAATTCAAATACTACGATATTATCATTATGGGTGACATATTAGAACATTTATCTAGAGAGGATGCCGTGTTACTTTTGAATAGGTTAAAGGATAAATGTAAGGAGTTGTTAGTCGTAGTTCCGTATTATTTACCACAGGGAGAAGTTTTTGGTAACAAATATGAAATTCATTTACAGCCTGATTTGGATGATAATCTTATGAAAGAATATTATCCTATGTTAGAATTGATAAATTTAGATGGGAGAGAACTAAAAATTCCGATAGATATGGGGACCCATTATTACTATTATTGTGCCTTCAAAAAAACAAAATAAAACATTATGGAAATAGCAATAACTACCTTAAGTTTAGGTCAAAATTATACAAAGGATTACACATTGAGGATGATAGAGGATGTGTTATCTCTTTCAAAAATCGATATATATGTCACGACAGATTGTTCACAACTGATAAGAGATAAATTCGGTGAAAATAGTCGTATTAAAATAAAAGAATTGAATCGTGATGATTTAAAAGTAAGGTTACCAATTGGTCCAAATAAAGGCGCGGATGATTTCAATTTTAATATGAGATATCTCTGCTTAGACCACGTAAAAGAACTAGAAAATAGTTTGATTATCTTTACAGATTGCGACAACTCCTTTGATTGGTGGGATGAATCTGAAATTAAAAATTTCTATGAAAAAATGGTATCAGATGGTTTTGATTTTTTCGGACCAAGAACGGATTATAAAGTTAGAAACTTGTTGAATACTTTTAACACGAACTGTCTTTCAAAAATAAATCAGTCGGAATACGATTATGCGAATTGTACGGTTTTTTGGCACAAATTATACAACTACGATATGATTGATTTTGATAAAAAAACTATCAAGGATTTTGAGAATCACGGTTGGGCAGGCGCCGGTTTACCTTCTGAATATTTACTTATCTTTATCAATAAAGATGGTAAACTAAAAAAAATGGTAGATAATTGGAAATGGTTCCACGATTATTTAGTTAATAAAGATTTTACATATGGGACTTGGGCCGAGGGTTTCGAGATTGGGGTTTCCGCTTATTTGGCAGGATTCAAAGATTTTGATATATCATATTCCCATCCAATATGGTCCAAAGTGTTCACACCTAATGGATATAAAACAGGTCCTAGAGGGGGTATAATACATGCAACAGAGAAATGAAAAAAAAACTTATAATTTCCTATGAGCAAGGATACCATAATTGGTATGTAAGCGAGTTCTATAAATTTTTTCATAAAAAAATAGAGTTCGATACTGAATTCGAATTAGAGTATATCTCTTTGAGGGATTTAGCAACAAAATTCGGTAAAGAGATATCCAATCACTACACCAGTATTTTCAATTGGTTTAATTTGGTAATATACAACCCATCAAATGAAAAAATGTTTGTTCATAGTTGGTATGATTATGCCCCTGAAATAATAAATTACTCAATACAAAATAATTTCAACATCGTGATGTTGTCTTGTGTTTCTAATTTAACACAAGGTATTATAGAAAAATACAAAGATATTATTTCAGTAGAACCTTCAGTATATTATTTAGAAAATTGGAGTGATGTTGAATATATACAAAATATAAAACCTCAAGAGAGAAAATTGACCAAATCTTATTTTAATGGATTAAATCACGGGTTAAGGCAGAATATTATGAATTTTTTGGCCAAAAATGAATTTTTTGATATAAAATCTAAAACGAACCCTTCGGATTTTAGACAAAAAAAACAATACTATGAAGAATTATCAAATTACAAATTTGGTTTAAGTTTAAATGGTGCCGCTAATATTTGTTATAGGGATTTAGAATTATTTGGGTTAGGGGTTTTGAATTTAAGACAACCTCTAAATTCATTGACCCATAATAGATTAGAAAAAAACATTCATTATATAGAATTTTTGGATGATGATTTGACAAATAAAATTATTTATAATAACGGTGAGAATTTGGAAAAAATTATAAACAGTAAAGTTTGTGAACTCATAGATTTTTATAATACACAAGAGTGTAAGAATATTATCTCGGAATCAAAGAAATGGTTTGTAGAAAATTGTTTACCTGAAAACCAATACAAAATAATATTTTCATTATTAAATAATTTAGATATATTATACTAACATAAAAACATAAACAATGAAAGAACATTTTATCTGCTCAGGTTATAATTGTTTCGAAAACGATTATTTTAATACTAATTTCAGAAATGGAATAATAACTCATGCTAGTTACAAAGGGTTGGCTATTGAACAAAATCCTAACATTCTTTATAGATTTGACAAATTAATTAAAGAAATAAAACCCAAAAGAGTGTTAGAAATAGGAACTTTTCACGGTGGGCTTACATTAATAATTAAGGACTTAATGAATTTTAATTCACTCCCAATCACGGAAATTAGAACTTATGATGTCAGTAGTCCGGACTATGTAATCGACAGGTTAAAAAATGAAGACATTAGATATGTCGGTAAAAATTTATTTTCGCAAGATTATCAATCTTTCAAAGACAACTCATGCGAAAAAGAACTGTCCGATTTTATAGAAGGTGAAGGCGTAACTTTAGTGTTATGTGATGGAGGGAGTAAAAAAAATGAATTCAGATTAATTTCTAAATTGCTTAAGAAAGGGGACGTTATTATGGCTCACGATTACGCTCCCAATAATATTTTTTTTGAAGAAAAAATGAAAAATAGATTTTGGAATTGGATGGAAATCCAAAATTCTGATATTAGTGAATGTTCAGAAACAAATAATCTTTCTGAATATATGTTTGATGAATTCATAAACGTTGGATGGGTTTGCAAAATAAAAGAATAATATGAATAAAACAACATTAGTAACAGGTTTATGGGAAATAGGTCGTGAGCAACTACAAGACGGATGGTCACGAAATTTCCAACACTATTTAAATAAATTAGAAGATTTATTAAAAATAGATTGTAACTTAATAATTTTTGGCGATGAGGAATTGAAAAAATTTGTATCCGAAAGAAGAAGCGATACTAACACACAATTTGTCACAAGAGACTTAACTTGGTTCGTCAATAATGATTTTTATCATAAAATTCAAAAAATAAGAACAAATCCAAAGTGGTACAACCAAATCGGTTGGTTATCTGAGTCAACACAGGCAAAATTGGAGATGTACAATCCACTTGTTATGTCCAAGATGTTCTTATTACACGATGCAAAAATTTTGGACAAGTTTGATTCTGAATATATGTTTTGGATTGATGCCGGTTTATCAAATACGGTTCATCCAGGTTATTTTACACACGACAATATTTTGGAAAAAATTCAAAAACTAACAAATAAATTTATGTTCATTTGTTTTCCTTATGAAACCAATTCTGAAATTCACGGTTTTGAAATAAATGCTATGAACGAATACTCAAAAAATAGAGTTGATAGAGTTGCGAGAGCGGGTTTTTTCGGAGGAAAAAAAGATTCGATAGCAGAGTTAAATTCCATTTATTATCATCTTATGAAAGATACTTTAGATAATGGTTATATGGGAACAGAGGAGTCTATTTTCACTATTATGACTTATCTGAATCCTGAATTGATTGATACCTTCTTTATAGAATCCAACGGACTATTAGGTAAATTTTTCGAAGATGTTAAAAACGACGTATATATGAAACAATCAGACCCAAATTTATTTTTGGAAAATATTTTGAACTTACAACCTGAACCTATTAAGTTTACAGACGAAGAGGTCGCGTTATATGTCATCGGTTTCAATTCACCAAACCAATTCAAAACACTTATACATTCAATGTTAAGTTATGATAAAAACTTTATCGATAAACCAAAAAAGTATTTATTAAATAACTCAACTGATTTATCAACAACAGAACAATATGTGGCATTATGCCAAGCATATGGATTCCAACATGTTAAAAAGGACAATATAGGAATAACGGGTGGAAGACAGTGGATTGCGGAACATTTCGAAGGAAGTAATCACAAATATTATTTCTTTTTCGAAGACGATATGTTTTTCAGCGAAGACAAATACGGTCACTGCAGAAATGGTTTTGCAAGATATGTTCCGAATTTATACGACAAGTTAATCGGATTAATCAAAAAAGAAAATTTTGATTTTATCAAAATGAATTATTCTGAATTTTTCGGAGATAATGGAACTCAGTGGGCTTGGTATAATGTACCACAACATTTTAGAGAACTACAATGGCCAAACAATCCAAGGCTACCACAACAAGGATTAGACCCAAATTCTCCTAAGACAAGATACGAAAGTATAAAATCTTTCGAAGGATTACCATATACGACAGGTGAAGTGTTTTATTGTAATTGGCCACAGATTATGTCCAAAGAAGGAAATAGAAAGTGTTTTATTAACACCAAGTTTGCATCACCTTATGAACAAACATTGATGTCGTTCATATTCCAAGAAACAGTAAAAAACGAAATAAAACCAGCTTTGTTACTTTTAACACCGACGGAACACAATCGTTTTGAACACTATGAGGCGTCTTTAAGAAAAGAGTGTTAATTTTTTTCTGTGAAAGTTTGTAGAATCAAAAACTATTTATATCTTTGTGGTGTTCTAATAATAGACAAAGACATTTGCCTTGTTCTGAAATAGCGAACAAGAAAAACCTTAACCGAAAGAAAGGGCACGAGGTACCCCGATGAGGGGGTGGTTAAGTAGGTCTCCCGGATATACCTTATCGGGCGAAGGTACGGCGAAGATGAGAATCCGTATGAAACATTCTACCCCTAACCGTCTAACGGAGGGGTATTTTGTTTTGTGATATTCGGTCAAAAAAACTGACCCCTTTTATTTGATTTGTTAGGACTATGTCATATTCTGTTCCTTGGGCATTTTTTGGTTCGAAAACCATAAGAAAACTCAACATACCTGTAGTATTTGCCTCCCAAACAATTCTTGGGCTTGGGTCTCTTTGTAACACAAATCTAGCTAATCGGTCAGCATTTCTATCTATGGCATCGATACATTCGAATGGTTTTGGGTCTATAACTCTAGGATTTGATTTGAACTTTGGGTCCTCTGTTCTATGTAATCTGAAATACCAATGTCTTGTTAACCGTATTTTGAATAGTACTTTAGTCTCTACCCCTTTTTTATTTTTAGATATACCTATTATACCACTTTGATTCGGGTTAAAATTTTGTACCGAAGGGCCTTGACCTTGGTTTACAGTGAATAAATATGATTTAATCATATTCTCTTCATCATCAGATATAGGTGTTGGTATATACCCTAATTCACTAATCTCTTTTTGATTAGCCCTTATTTCCTCCAAAAGTAAATCATCCAAAGAACAATATGGTTTTATTTCAAAAAATTCGTTCGAATATTCCTCCAAGATTTGTTTTATTAGTTTTCTCATTTCTTAATATAAATATATCCAATTACAATAGTTGATTGTATTTATTATGTATGGAATTTAACATAAGAAAAAATGCAACTCTGCCTGTGTTAAAAATGCAGGTTGTTGACGACGGCAGGGGTGGATTAGATTCATTTTCGAACTTAATCGAAACATCTTCTTTGTATTTTTCAATGATTGATGTGGATACAGGTTCATATAAAATTTATATGAGTCCGGCTGGTTTTGTAGAAAAAACCTTCGAAGAACCAAATGCGAAAATAGAGTATTATATTTATTTTAAGTTCTTAAAAAAACACTTAAATAGAGTTGGTAGATACCAAGGTGAGTTCGTTTTGAAAACTGAAGATGGTACTTTGGTTATACCTATAAGAGAAAAGTTATTTATTAATGTTTTGGATAGCTATACAAGTGATGAAACATAAAAACAAAAATAAGATTTATTATGGAATGGTTCATTAAAAAAAATTCAACTCTACCAAAACTAAAAGTCAAAGTGATGAAAGATGGGAGGAGTGACTTTCACAAACAATACTCAGAATTGTCTGGTTCTACAATATTTTTTTCTATGATTGATGCCGAAACTTCCATTCCAAGAATATCAACTAAGGACGCTCAAGTAACAAGTGAGATAGATGAAAATGGTCTGACACAATATTATTTAGAGTTCCAATTTACAAAACAAAACACAAAAAAAGAAGGAAGATACATTGGTGAATTTATGATTAAGAATTCAGATGGTGTGATTTTTTTACCACTTACCGATAAATTATACATCAATGTAATTGAAAGTTTTGGTTTAGATGAAAGTAATTTTGTTGATAATTATAATATAGATTATTCTTGTTGCGGTGATAATGTGAGACCTGATAAATTGGCAAAGTTTTTATCAACTCAAAATGAAATGAAGTTAGTCACTAATCAGGGATTTTCGGCAACCACAAAATATATAATAACGTTAAATACATAATAAAATGAGTGATATTATAAGAATAACAGACCTACCATCGGACAGTTCCCCGATTTCAAGTCACGCAATACCTATGGTGAACATTACCGCCGACACAACCGTTCAATCAACAATTGGTGAAATGGCGCCAGCTCTACTATCAGTAGGTGCTCCCGTGTTTACAAATCAAATTTCAGGATATACATCAAGTGGAATTACTATACAAGATAAGATAATTCAAGGTTTGAGTGGACAGTCAAATGGAACTAATTCTGTTTCACAAGGTTATCAAAATATTACAGAAGGACAATACTCACATGCTCAAGGAAGTGGAACTTTGGCATTTGCCGACTATTCTCACACAGAAGGCCAGAACACAAGGTCAGTTGGAGTTACAGACGTAATCAATTCTTCGGTATCATCATCAAATCAGGTGGTAATTGCTGGTGATTACACTAGTACATATATCGATGGTTTTATCACTTGGACAGTATCGGTTATAAGTCAGCCAACTGTGAGATTGACTGTTTCAGGTAACTCAACATTCGATGGAACTAATACAACAATAACTTTTGAACCGGGATATTCAGGAACATCAGTATATAGATTAACAACTCGTAGTGGAGATTACTCACATGCTGAAGGTTTCAACACATCATCTCAGGGTGGTTATTCACACGCAGAAGGATATTCTACTGTGGCAAGTGGATTTGCTTCACACTCAGAGGGTAGACAAACTCAGGCAAACGCATCTTATTCCCACGCAGAAGGTAGGGATACCAAAACAAACGCAACATATTCACATGCAGAGGGTTACGGAACTGTGGCAGATGGTTCATACCAACACGTTTCAGGTAAGTTTAATACAACAGGTGACACAACTTCATTGTTTATAATTGGATGTGGGACCTCAACAAGTGCAAGAGCAGATGCGTTGAAAGTAGTTCAAATAAGTGGGACCACGGCTACAACACAAATGGAGCAAGTAGTTTATTTGAATTTCTCGGGTGACACTGATGCTGGAAACTATGGTGTCCCAATAGGTGGAATTTATCACGATAACGGAATTTTAAGAATTAGGCTAACCTAATTGACAAAAGATAATATTTGGTTTATTTTTACACTGTAAGGTGAATGTCGACCTGTTCGGCAGCTAATGAACCAAATTTTATAATATGTTATCACAAGAAGAAATTAAATCCTTTTTAGAAGGAAATGACCCCGAGCAATATATCGTAGCAGTAGAATTTGACTACGCATCTGACTCAATATTCAAAATCAAAGAAGACCCAATTAAAGGTAAAACAATTCAAAAAGAAAGTTTTACTCCTTTTGCATGGGTTGGTGACCTAAAAGACCAAAACTTCTACAAATCCTCAAAAGCCTTACAAAAAGAAGCGATGTCAAAATATGGCATCGTTATAGAAAAATTGGAAACAAAAGGTAATGAAAGGTTAGAACGAGGATTAAAATATATGGTAAAATCCTTAAAGGGTTACCGCTCATTAATCAGTTTTTTTAGAGATGGTGGATTAGACCCTTGGGGAGAAAAAACAAAAGACCTCATATTAATTTTACCACCAGTAGAACAATTTCTCATATCAAAAGAAAAAAGA